ACACCTGAATATGCATAATCCAAAACCAAACTGCATTGTATCCTTTGAAAGAGTGGGGGATGCAAAAGGCCCTGATGAAAAAGGGTATCTTACACATCTTGCAGACAGTGCAGCCAACAGGTATGTACCTTATCTTGCAGGATTTACGGGAAAAGTGGCAAAAGGAGATAAAAACAGAAAACTGCTCTTCTACAGTCCTCCTGATATCAACTCCGACAAATGGCCTTTTCACTTAAGGTCAATCAGGCATAATCTTGAGAGTGATGAGATATTTCACTCCTTTACAGGAAAGACAGCTCTTTATTCCAACACTGTGGAAGATCCTGATACCAAGGAGACATATAAGGTTTTTATAAAGTACACTACAGGTCAGCTCTACATCAAGGTAAGAGGAGAGGAGTCCGATTTTACAAATTATTTTCTGCATTACCGGCTGGTACTGATGGTAGGAGTTGATGGAAACTATCTTCTTGGAGACAGTTTTGACAGGGAAAATCCCAATAATGACAAGCTCTGTATTTTTGTAAACTACCACTTGCTCAACAGACGTTTGCAGTTTGCCTCTGACATCTGGAAACCTTTTCTCAGAAGGGCCGGAAGAGAGGGAGTCTCCATCATGTATACAAACGACATCGGAGAGCAGGTATACCGTACCACCTACAAAAATCCCGTATTCAGAACCGTTTCTGAAATGAAACAGTATTACAATAACATAAAACAAAGTCTATATGAGTCGTTCAAAAAAACAGGGTAGTGATGCATCTGAAGAGTCGAGAAGGGAAGGAAGCAAGAGAAGAAAGAAAGGGCACAATGGAGAGGTGAGAATGGCAAGGATGTTCAGGGAACAGACCATCTTCAAGAACTGCAAAACCACAAGGGTGGCAAGCAGGCTTCTGGATAACTGTTCCATTGACCTTGCCTATATTCCTGTTCGTGTGCAGGTGAAAACCGGTGCACATAAGGGCATGAATGTCGCTGCGGAGCTTGAAAAAGTTAGGGTTCAGTGCAATCTCCAGCTTCCTGAAGATGCTCCTGAGCAGAAACAGCCTGTTGTGCTTATTCATCTCAGGTCAGGTCCGTCAGGGAAAAAGAAGTCCCCCTACCTTAGCCTTGCCACGATGACGGTAGAGGATTTCATACAGCTTTTCAATCTCGCTTACCCCGATAACAAAAACAAGATGCCATGACAGAAAGAGAAAAACTGCAGGAGTATTTCAACCATCCTGCACTGAACCAAAGTAAACTTAAAGCCCTGCTGAAAAACGGAGTATGGGGACTTAAAAAACAGGAGGAAAATGAAAAGACCAGTTTGCTGTATTACCATGAGGACAGAAGCTTCATCATAGGACAGGCTGCAGATACACTTCTTACCAGGAAGTCTGATTTTGATGCCGAATATTATGTTCCTGGTTTTAAGAAGCCGTCTGCAGCCATTATTTCCATCATCACGGAAGTATACGAAGGAAGAAAGTCAGATGACCTTTCTGAAAATAAGTCCCTGATACATCATACCTGTAACCGGCAGCAGTTTAGCATGAATCTTGCCAAAGAAGACTTATTTTCAGACACAAGGGTTTCTTCTGTTATCACAAAGGGAGCCGAGTACTGGAAATCACTTTTTGAGGCAGATGGAAAGCAGATACTTCAGGAGTCTGAAATAGAGGCTGCCAGGAGCATTGCAGATAGCATTGAAAGACACTATGCCGCCTATGAGCTGCTTATCTCTGAAAATGCTGATGAGGAGATATTTCACCAGAAAGATTATTATTTTACTTTCCCTGGTACAGAGATACCTTGTAAGATGCTTGCAGACCATGTTAAATTCAACCACAAGAAGAAAACCATACAAGTTACGGATATAAAGACTATGTGGGGAAACCCTAAGTATTTCCCGTTGCAGGTACGTGATTACAGGTATGACATACAGGCAGCTTTCTATGTTACAGGACTTAGTATTTTGTTTCCTGATTATGACATACTTCCTTTTAAGTTTATCGTAGAAACCACAGATAAGGGTATGCAGGGAGAACCGCTGATATACATCTGCTCCAATCAGTTGCTTTCAGCAGGCATCTACGGTACAGAGCCTGTCTATCATGAGAAATCCGGCAGGCTGCTGAAACCTGAACAAAAGGGAATACTTGCCGGCATAGATCTGTACAACTGGCATATGGAAAACGGTTTCTCAAAAGACAAGGTGCTCTCCGAAAATGATAATACATTTGTTCTTACTCCAGATGAAGCACTTTCTCTCAAGGACTACAAAAACAGGATTGAAGATTTTAAATTGTAAACGTATAAAAAAGAAGAGATGAAATTGCAAATAGGAAGTATCGTAATGAACAAGACCAAGAAGTACCTGATACCCTGTATAAAGGAATATGGTGAACGGTTTGAAAAAGAGATAGTGTCCGTTGACAGGGTTGCCTATGGAATAGGAGACATCATTACCGTAAAAAGCGGAGTGAGATTTGAAAAGCATCTGTTTATCCTGGTGGATACCACTTCAAAATTCAGTGCCCGTTCCTTTAACAGGATGATTACCTGGCTCAGGGAACAGGAGATGTATGAGGATGATTATGTGTTTGATGATATCAGGGACGGACACCTGCATATGATTGTCATAAAACTCCCTGAAAAACACTATCATACCTTTGAGACCTTCAAGATGGGACAGTTTTCCAAGATGTACACTCAAAAGGATGTAGAAAGGTTTTTTTCCAACAAGCCTGATATAAAACGTGTTCTTATCAAGGAACACAGCTACCGGATAGAGTTTGTCAAAAGCCTGAATAAGAAGTATGGCTCAACAGTGTCTCCTGAAGAGTTTGAAGGGGAGCTGGACATGCCTATCAGGAGGGAGGAGGAGGAATTTAACCGTCATTTACTGAAAACAAATAAAAAACAATCCCATGAGCAAGCACATTGAACAACTTCTTGACAAATACAACAGCATAGACCTGCATTACAGGGAAAAAATAGGTAGTGGCTCCAAAAGAGTCATTACCTATAAAGATGCTGAAGATGCCATACAGGCATATTTGAAAAACACTCCCTTTGCCGGCGGGTACTATGTGATTGATGACAAGGGGGCTATTATGCCCTGCAGCAAGGAGTTTCATGATTTGTGTGAAAAGACAGGCATCACTGAAAAGAACCAATTAAAGGACAAAAAGGAAAAACCATGAGCAATACGATAATAAAAACAAAACTCCTTTCTTTCGCACAGCAGGCCATGACTGAGCTGATGAGTGTCAAGGCGGCTATCATTGAAGCAAGAATATCGGAAGCTGCTGATTTGAAAGATAATGGATACCCCTCTGAAATGAATACAGCCATGCTGTATACGGAAATATCCATAGATGAGCTGATGACAGCAGACAATGGCATCCGGGTATGCAGCAACTGTGGTTCTGCCGAAATATACTCAGAAGTCTATCAGGGTATAAATGATGTTTCCAGCTTTTCCGAGACAGGCTATGATGATACCATGTGTGGTACCTGCGGAAGCTGTATTGTTGCCGGAGTACCGCTGGAGAAATATTACAAAGACTTTGTAAAGAGCATACTGGACAATTCTGATACGGAGTCTGTAGATTTTTACAAGAAAAATTTTCTCACTGCATTCTGTGAAAGGGTAACAGAAAATTTTCCCGATTCAGAAGTAAGGTACTTGTCTGAAAGCAATACCATTACGATAATCTCAGAAAGTGACACGGTATCAAGGCAGATAGCTGTACGGATTATGGAGACACTTTTACCGGTATGGGGAACCATAGAGATAATTGTTAAAAGAAATCACAAATAAAACCACACCACATGAGAATAGGTAATAAAAAAGACATGACCTCCAATGTAAGACTCCCTCTCGGACTTTTTTCCCTGTATCCGTACAGGAAAGAGCTCATTTACCGGGAGGGATACGTCAACTCTCAGAAAACCTTTACTCTTTCAAGAGGACAACTGGCCATACTGGTTTGTCTGATGTCCAGACTGGGCACCGATGTACCTACCCTGGATATTCTGGACTCCCTGTACGGAGAAAGAGAGTGGTCTTCACAGGCTATTTTGAACGGGACAAGGACACTTCCTGTCTACATGGTAAGACTTAAACACTGCCTTAAACTTGATCCTACCCTCAAAATTACAAACATAAGGGGTTTCGGATATAGGCTGGATTATGTATCTTTGTAAAAAATACGGCATATGAATACCATCATAAGAGACGGAGAGGGAGTGGATGTAAGCAAGGGGTATGCATCCCTGTATGTCCTGCTGCATAACAAAAGCTGCCTTGGAAAGACAATTACCATAAAGCAGAAGGACATAGACTCTACCTGTTTTAAGAATCCGGAGACGATATCTGAGCTTACCACAACACTCACTGCAGTACATCCCAAAGTATTTCATCACAACACCAGTCCCATACATGAGAAACTCATTGAGGGAAAGTATCTCCGGTTTTTTGTAAAAAAGGGCTATAAGTATGAACTTCATGTTGATTGTACCCTGGCAACAAAAAGTTGTATTACTTTTGATGAGAACAAGGAGGAACACTTTCAGCAGTTCTTTTAATTTGTCAAACAAGAAAGTAAGAATATGACCAGAATCCCCATTAAGTACAGATTGGAAATAGGTGCATCGGCTCCCTGTTATGAAACAGAGGGTGCAGCAGGCTTTGATTTAAAAGCACATAGTTTCAAAAAACTTTTCAGTGGCAAAAAAGAGGTTGACCTCAACGAAAACCTTGCCCACTCTCTTGCAAACGGCTATATAAAACTTCGTCCCAATGAAAGGGTTCTTATAGGTACCGGCATCTATGTACAGATACCGCAGGGATATCAGATAGAAATCCGTTCAAGAAGCGGCATGTCTCTGAATAAAGGCCTTGTGGTTCTTAATCAGCCGGGTACCATAGATTCCGACTACAGGGGAGAGATAATGATTATTTTGTTTAATTCCAATGCTTTTCTTTCCGAGATATATCTCGGGGACAGGGTTGCACAGGGTGTTGTCATGCAGGCTCCGAGAGCTGAATTCTTTGAAGAGGGTGAGCTTGAAGCTACACTCAGAGGCACAGGAGGTTTTGGAAGTACCGGAAAATAAGTTGATTTCATTTTGTGTATGATTTTTAATTGTAGGGAGACTCTTTGGTCTCCCTATTTTCACCACCTTAAATTTACTATTATGTTTGAAAGAAAAAATGCAATCATTCTCCTGCTGATCATTCTTGTCATACTGCTGTTGCTTAAAGCCTGTGACCAGAAAGAAACAATAGAGACACAGGCCAACCTGATTACGGCAATGGGAGACACGCTTCATGTACATACCAACTCCAAAGGACAGGAGGTAGCCAGCATAGAGGCACTGCAGGCCCAGTCTGTAAAATATTTCCTTACCATACAGACACAGGATGCCACCATACAGAAGCTCCAGGAAGAGGTTAAGAGAAACAAGGACAGGATAAACAAGACCGGTTCAGTTACCGTAGTAACCTCCACCACCACCGTAGAGGGTAAAAATGTCACTACCATCACTTCAGTGGATACCGTTTACAAGAATGTAGGGATAGAAACATATCCTGTCTATGAGGCATCCATAAAACTCGGGAAGAGAAACGACTCCGCCTACTGGGTGAACAGCTATATCAAGGCATCCAAAGACAGTATCAGTCTGAGTGCAAAAATAGAGAATGCCTACACTGTTGTCATAGGAATGCAGAAAAGAAAAGGGTTCAAGAACCTGTTTAAGAAGAAGGTGCCGATAGTGGAGGTGACCAATGAAAACCCTTATACTTCCACAAAGACACTGAGGGCTTATGTTACAAAATCACCAAGACCAAAAAGGTTTGGAATTGGTTTCAATGTAGGCTATGGAATTATCCTGGATAAGAAACCCGTTTTCCGGCCCTACATAGGAATAGGCCTTCAGTACAATATCATAGAATTTCTTTAACGATAAAACAAAAATCATGACACCACCTGAAAAGACAACGGAAGAGGAACTGAAAGACAAGTTCATCCTGGTCAATGACTACTCTGAGACGGAATACAGATTGCACTGTTACAAAGTATTTCTTAAAGAGGATGAAGACGCAGAAGACTGGCTGTCAGAAAATACCTCACACCATTTGTCTAACTGTGACTGGAGTTTGCATGACAGCAGACCATTCATATTCTTTCACGACTAATACAATTATCTTACCATGAGTACAGAAATATTTATGAGGGGAAGAGGCATCTCTCCCTACGTTTTCCCGGGAATGAAGTTTAAGCCGGTGTATGACAAAGCAGAAAGGGACGCAAAGATAATCGAGTACATCAAGCTCAATTCAACAAGGTTTTTCGGAATATCCTTTGATACTGCAACAAGAAGGACGAGAAAGCATAAGTACATCTATACAAGGTTCATGATAAGCAACTTTCTTCGTGTAAATAAAGTGAGCACGTTCAGGGAGATAGCTGATCTTTTCAACAAAAGTGACCACACTACGATCATCAACTCTGTAAAGTCACATTCTGCACTTTACGATACAAATGATTTGTACAGGGACATCTACAGTTCATTCAATGAACACATGAGCAGTCTTTTTGATGTTGTTTCTTCAGATACCAAGGTATACCCTGAAAAGAAGAGCACCATACAACACAAGATTGCTTTGTAAAATAAAAAATCCATACACCATAAGTAGAATCTGGGTTCTCCCAGCAAACTATGTGACTCTACTCTACCAAATTTGAAATATAATTTGGTAGTTGGGTGCTAACTGCAACCTCTTACAGTAAAAGGACTGGCGACTAAACCAGTATCCTGGACACTTTATCCTGCTATCTTACGGTAGCAGGCTCTAAGGTGATTTTATTCACAATTAAACTTTAAACTTTATGAACGATAAAATTATCCAGATAGGTGGAAAATCCTATGAAAAATGTAGTATAGTTATGCTTTCTACCGAAGAAAAAATAACATTTAATCATACAAACACTGAAATTGAATCATGTTCAAGTTTAGAAAATAACTTAAAGGAGTTAAAAAAAGGAAATGTAACAAGAAATCCTTTTAAAGTTCCAATTACAATTATTGAAAATGGTAAAATGATTAATTCACTTGAGAGATGTGATTTTCCTTCTAAAGAAGATAAATTTTATCATCTTTACATACTCTCTGATGAAGAGATAAAAGAAGGTGATTGGTGTTTTGATTTAGATTTTAAAAGAGTATTTTATTGTTCTGATTCAAGTAGAGAGAAATACCTTAATAGTAAAAAAATCATAACTACAACAGATGAAAGTTTAGTTCTAAAGGAGAATATTTCTAAGTCCACAGAAGAATGTTGGAAATATACTTCATTACCAAGACCTTCAGATGATTTTATCACAGCTTTTGTTAAAGCTCAAGGAAAGATAATTGAAGTGTTGGTTGAGTATGAATTTGGTTCGATAGAAGAATCTTATTTTAATGATAATGGAGATGAAGTATTACCTATCAAACTAAAAGTATCAAAAGATAATACCATTACAATCAAACCTATTCAGGAAGAAAAGACTTCTTGGAGTAGAGAAGAAGTTAAAAAGTTGATGGAAAGTTGGATGGTATTACCTAAAACACCTGAAAGTATTAATAACTGGATAAAAGAAAACTTATAGTAATGAATACACCAATTGTTTTTGAAATAGCACAGTTGCTAAAAGAAAAAGGGTTTGATACACCTACTTTTTATTATTATGAAAATGAAAAGTTAATAGAACCTTACTTAGAAAATGGAAGTAGTACAGATACTGAATTTAGAGTTGACTTATCAGATTTACAAGAATATTTTGGTAAGTGGTCTAATAAGGTGTCAGCACCAACCATTGCAGAAATAGTAATGTGGTTGTATGAGAAACATGGTATTTGGATTAGTGTTGAGCTTTGCATAGTAGGTTCAGATGAATGGGAATATGGTTATAAAGTATTTTACCTTCCTAAAGAATTTGAAAATGCTAAAAGAAGAGCTATTCATTTAGCAACAAAAGAGTCTTTTCAAGAAGGAATGAGTTCTTATTCTGGTGCATGGCATACACCAACAGAAGCTTATAAAGCAGCAATTGAATATACTTTAAAGAACCTAATACAATAAGTCATGAAAGAAATCTTTATCAGAGGCAGTTTTTCTAAGATAGATGCAGACAACAGTTACCCGGCTACTTTCAGAAATCTATTGGGCTTTCTTGTTTGCAATAACGGAAGAGATTGCTTTGCCAAGTTTCAGGGAAATATCTGGATGATAACCAGAGAAGGTGCATGGGAAAGAGTCTGTAGAAACCTTTCAGATCTTACCTATAACGAGTACTTAAAATTGTCTCTATCATAAAATATAAATCATAATTTTTAATCTGTAATTTTATAGGTGTTAAGGATAAAGTGCCTTACTATTGTGGTTATAGAGTGATGTCAATTGAAGCATCTACTGAAGGTTCACTTCTCTTTTATGATATATTTTCTATCTCTCCTATAAGAATAGGTAAAATAGTACTGACAGAAGAAGATTATTTAACTTTAAAAACAATAATAAAATGTTAAAAACAGAATTAAATATAGAAAGTTTTGTAAAACTTTCTCATGAGGATATATCCCGCATTCATGAGGCAGCTTATGCTGATGCAGTAATGAAACTTATGGATATTTCAGATTCATCTATTAATGAATTTGACCTTAATTTCTCTTACGAAATCATTTGCAAAGTAAGTATTAAACCTAAACCTAAATACTAATGCCACAATTTCACGAAACCGGATATGGAAGAAAATTTCTTGAGGGAGATTTTCCTGATATGGTTAAACAGCTTACCAAAATAGCTGCTGCTTTAGAGGTAAAAGAGACAAAGAAGAATATTGATGAATTATATTTAGCTCTTTATGAAGAGTTAGATGTCTGGTATGTTTCTTTGCCTTTTATTATAGTACATAAAATTACAGGTATCAATCCTTTAGACTATCCTGAGCTTATAAAAATACCAGAAGATGAAGAAGACAAAGGAACTTCCAGAGAAGAGGCTATTGATTTAGCAAGAGATTCATGGAATAATTGTTCACTACAAGAAAAAATAGAATATCATGAAAGATACAAAGATGAGAGGCATTACTAAGAATTTTACCATGACAAGTATAAAAAGGTATCTGAAAGATCCTAATAGCTGTCCTCAATGTCAATCTCAAAGTCTCGTAGTAGATGAAGAATTTACAGAAGAGACAAAAGGGAGGGTAATCAGATGTCAGAGTTGTAATATTACTTTTTATGAGGTGTTTAAATTAATTTATATCGAAAAAATACCAGAATGAGGAATTCAAGATTAATCCAAAATGTATACCCAAAATGAACAGTTATAAATTAAATGGCATGGCAGGACACTATTTCAGACAGACCGTCTGCAAACACCTGAAAATCAGCCACACTGAAATCTATAAGACTCTGGAAAAAATCTTTCTGGATAATGTTGGAAATGTCATTATCGAAACCAAAGACGGTAAAAAATACCGGTTAACACTTACTGAGCATGAGAACACAAATCAGCAATAACAGACAGCAAACCGAAAAAGATGCAGAAATAGATGCCAGAGTGCTCCACCTTGCCAATCATGTGCTTTGCCTGCTGGGCAAAAGGATACTCCCTATCTACTTCTATTCACATAATCCTGAAGAGATGAACAGATGGCAGCATAATATCTGCAGGCAGGCTCATATTCTTTGCTATATGTATCTCTACCTGTGGTTCGGAAAAGACTATGATTTGTCCTTTTACGAATCCATCTTTGAGGAAACTGTCACAAAAAGCAGGTATGACCACAGTTGGGTGTTTCTTCAGCATAAAAGAGATGACAGTCTGATGTATCTGTGTGATGTGGCAAGAGTTTCAGAACACATAGGATTAAAAAGAACAGCTTCCAATAATCCTGAATGTTTTCTTAAGGGCAGCCGGGAAATAACAGAAGAGAGAAGAAGGATAGATGTTGAAAACGTATACATGGTTTCCAATGAGTACTACACAGGGAAAACAGTGCAGGAGATTTTCGAGGAAGTTACCATGCTTCTTTATCATGCAAGGGCTAACCCGGGATTTGTACACGATTTATATAATCAATAAAAAACAACTAAAATGAAAGAAGAAAAACAAATTCACAAAAGCTACTTTGATGCTCTTCCAAATGAGATAAAAATGGAGTTTGCAAATGCAGTTCAGGACCTTAACAATCAGATTGTAAAAGTGGCTGATGAAGAGGGCATCCATGTAGCAATCAGTTCTGTCCATAAATTCGTGGATGATGAGGTGGAGAAGGCGAAAATAAAATACAGCGAGGAAGGTAAGGCAATCTCCTGCAAAAGGGGCTGCAGTTTCTGCTGTTACATACATGTGGACATATCTCCTCCTGAGGCCATGAGAGTGCTCTCTAAGATAAATCTTACAGAAAAACAGGTAGAGCATCTGGAGAGACAGAAAGGATATAACCTGAACAACTGGACAGAGTTGCCTTATGCTCACAGAAAGTGCGTATTCCTTGAGAATGGAGAATGCAGTGTCTATGAAGACAGACCACTCTCCTGCAGAAAATACATGGTGGTGAATGAGCCTGAAATATGCAACACGGAACATGAGAATAATGTAACCACAGTCGCTGCAGCAGGAATTGTGGAAGCCATGTGTATGTCCTCTGCACTTGCCTTCAGTTCGGCCAGTATGGCACCCCTTCTTTTGACAGCCTGGAACAGCAAACCGGAAGAGATAAAAAAAAGAAGTGAAGAGTATCAGCAAAGAGTCAACAAAGATAAAAACAAGGAAAATGGATATGACGAAACAGGAGGAGCTGAAAGTGATGCTCCTGAAACAGAAACCGAGGTACTGTCATAAAAGCAAGAATATCTACCTGCTTGTTTCTGCATGCAGGATAAAGATAAACGGAGAGTACAGGGATGGCTATATCTATGTAAATGAAAATCTCCCTGAAGAGGTCTTTGTAAGAGAAAAGCAGGATTTTGAAGATAATTTCGTGATGTTGGACTAAAGTTGGGTGTTTGGCGAAGAAGCCGAAACCAAAAGTTAAATCGAAGTACAAAACTTAAAAATTAGAACAATATGTCAAACGAAGAACAAAACGGCTTTTTTGCCAAACCCGTGTTAGCACCAGTTAATTTTGATGCTATTCACGAAGCACGTAGAAATTTCATCTATTCAAATAATAGATACCCAACTGTAATAGTTATGCACCCTGCCGATGGTGAAAAATTCATTGACTTAATGCACAAAGAATTTGGTTATTGTGCTATGCCTAATTTGATGAAATTTCAAGGGATGCAGATGATAAGGTCATTCGATGTCGAAGAGGGCAAGTGGTGTCTTTATTAATTGGTGCTAACGGTTTGCGGCTTGTAGCTGAAAGGGATTTAGAAGCACAATATTTCAACTTTGCACTACTGCCGATTAGAACCATAAATGATGAATGTAGCATATCTGCCCTTTTTGCTACAAACCGCTGTTACCTGCTGGGCGGATTATCAGTAGGAAATTTAAAAACAACAAAATGAATAAGTACAAAGAAATTGAATTTGGGTTCGGAAATATCGAATCAGCAGTAAAAGAATTGAAAAGCCATAATGAATTAGTTTGCGGCTCATTTAATGGTCAAATGTTATATTCTGACATTGACGATTTAGATTCAGCTTATGTAAAAATTACAGGTAAAACAAAAGCCGAATGTGACGAAGCCGAAAGAATTAAACACGAAGAATATGAAGAGCAACAAAGAAAGCACAAAGAAGCTATACCCAAACTTACAAAAGAATGGATTGAAAAAGGCAATACCATTTTAGACGAAAAGTATCGTGAATTATGGGCTAAATGTGTTCCTATCAGACTTGGTGATTTGTATCAAGGAATGGAATTAGGTAACTGCCTTGAAATAGTTGAACAGCTAAACAATGGTAAAACTGTTGAAGAAGTAAAACCACTAATTGAAAATCAAGGTCATTCTGGAATGTCTTTTGGCTTGGTTTGTTCAATGATAAAATCTTTCTGTGATAGAGGCGAGGAATTTGTCAATTATGCACGGTCGTAGCCTTGCAGGTAACGCTTAACAGATTTATTTAGTTTTAAAAGTATTATTATGACAGACTTACAAAAAAAAGCAAAAGAAATTTATAGAAGAATGACAAGTTATGCTGACTATTCAGAAATGAATGGCATAAGTAAAAAATGGATTTTAGGGCAAATAGAAGCAGGACTTGAAGAATACCACAAGTCCGAACTTTTAAAATTGAATAAATCTGATGTTATAAGTTCGGTTTCTGAATCAGGCATACGTCTTGATTTGGATAAAATATTAAATGCTAAAGATACATTTAAAAAGATATTATAAACAGAAACTGACTTATGTTATACGCTGGGCGGTGTTGAAAACGAAAATTATGAATACATACGAAATTGAAAGAAAATTGGGAGACAAAGCAGACAAATGGGAACTGCATAGTTTACAAACAGAAAACAGGGAATTAAAAAGCCATGTTAACGAACTTGAAAGAAAGGTTGGATATTTAGAAAGCACGAATATTAATAGATACTATGCACTTGAAAGGCTTTTTAATATGATGGCAGAACACCCCCAATTTTCTGACTTGCAAAACGAAATATATCAATTGAAAGGCAGTTTGTAGCCTTGCTGCTAAAAGTAAATACCCTGCATATTTTGTTGGTTGGGTTGGTTTTAATTGCTCTTATAGTGGAAAATGGTTTGGTGGCTTTGCAGGAGAAACAAACACCAAAATAGGAACGGTAAGAGATTACCAAACTGAAGCAATAAACAATGTGGCAAAGCAAGTTGAAAAAATGAAAGGTGTAATATTCCAAAACAACCCTTATTATGAATTGGAACTACCACCAAACAGTACTATTTTAACGCATCAGAGCTTTTAACCCGCTTCAGCATATCCTGATAGGACTCTCCTTTTTTCTTTGCCGGTATTTTCTGACTGACTATCTTATTGATTTCATCAGGATCTTCTATGCTTTCTTTAAGCTGTCCTCTCAGTTTTGCTCTTATCTGGGAAATTTCATATTTGGCCTTGTGCTCATCACTCCATGCCCATTTGTCTATAGGCAGTGGAACAAACTGTCTTTCCATCTGTGTTTCAAATCCGAAAGAAAGCGGGTTTGCTATCAGCGGAGGTAAGAATGTTTTGAGTGCCTGATTTACCACCTTATGCTCTCCGGCATGCTCCCCTGTAAGTATCACATCTTTTCCTTCCATGAACTCCTCGAAGTTCTTACCCAGTTTCAGACAATCAGAAAACAGCCTGATGATGGACATATCCGTTATCGTCCTGTGCATTTCATACAGGTTCAGGTACTGCACGAGGGAGGAGGATATCTGCGTGAACCGGTTAATGAAGAAATTATGTGCCTTCCTTCTTGCAGAGTCCTTATCATCATCGTCATCCCAGGCAAGCATTTTTGTCATAAGCATGAGTGCAAGAAGGGCATACATGACAGCCATATCCTGAATGTTGGCTTTCCAGTTTGCCATATCCTGTCTGGTAAATTCCCCTGTAATCTGAAGCCTGTCTCCGGCAACCTTTCCTGAATCGGTTTCTATTATCTTACCTTTGCCTAAAATTCTCCCTGCAAGGTTTACAGGCATTCCTGCCATTTTTCTGAAAAGCATCTTATTCATGAAAATCATCTCCTCCAGGAAATCCATGGGGCTTGTGGCATCACTGTACATTTTGGAAAAGGCTGCACCGGCAATACCTCCAACCAGTAATCCTGCCGGCCCTATGGTAAAGGCAAGTGCACCTCCTCCAATCATGGCACCTGCTCCGGGAGTAAGACTTCTGTATCTTCCCTTGAACCCTTTTGTTCCGGTAAGTATATTATCCTGCTTTACTGCAAATCTCTTATAGAACTCTCTTGGAAGCCAGGTCTTGAACATCATCAGCAGGGTTCCTAAATGGGTGGACTTGGCCATCATGCCTGACAGCTGGTCATAATCACCGTGTGTGTCCTTTATCACCGCACTGAGCTTTGTCCTGAAATCAAGGTACTCCTGTCCTGTATTGTCTTCCCAGTTGTCTATGTTCTTCTGTACCCCCCTGTATTCATCTTTCAGCTTGAAACCATGCTCTGTCAGTTCCATTGCATCCCATACGTTACCCTTTACTCCGTTATTGTCCTCTATTTCCGTATCCCTCAGTATGGCAACCATCAGAGGTATCTGGTTATAGGTCTCTGTCTTTGACTGTATAAAGAACGGAGCAAGTTTGCTGACACCTGAAATACCAGATTTTACGGATGCCTTCTGAAGCTCATTTTTAGAGTCCTGAAGCACATCCCAGTTTTCCATCATTCTCTGTGCAAGAATTGCCCTTGCAAGACCACGGCCTTTCCCAAGCCTTTTCATGCTGTCTGAGTACATCAGGTCAGATAATGTCACCGTATCTATATACTCTGAAGGAAACCACATCCCTGAGGCTGCTATGGCGGCATTTGCAATCTGCCCTTCCACCACGTTTGTAATACCTGAGCTTACATTATAAGCCATCCCCTTAAAACGTATAAAGTTCAGCAGCATATCCACTATGCCGGATACAGACATATCTGCACCCAGTCTTTTGCTCATCTTTCTCACCTCCTCAAGGTCATCCTGTGAAAGGTTTGGATCTTCCATGAGCCTGTCAAGACGTTGCTTTATTTTTTTCTCTTCCTCTGTAAAGAGTTTTCCATCCCACTTTCTTCCCTTGGTGATGTATCCTATTGTTCTGGATAGACGGTCTTCAGCATCCTTGTCAGGTGTTTCTACATCCCTTTTCAGAAATCCATACTGCTTTCTCAGGTCTTTTTCTCCAAGCACCACCCTTCTGAACCAATTGTCAAACTGTTTGTTTGCATGTGTCCTGAAACCATCATATCTTGTCTTTCCATACAGTGCACTATTGTATATCTCATCACCGGTGTTCTGTGTAGCCACATTTCTTATCTGTTCGTAGTGCCTTTTTATAAGCTCCATGAACGGCAACACCTGCTGTCTTGCAGAATATTCAGCAGCCATTTTGGTATGCAGTTTTAATATCATAGGAAGGTCAAAGGATTGTTCTTTGGCTATCTGATGCTGTGTGTATGCCCATATTATCTTTCCAACAGGAACTCTCTTGTCAGGATACTGTTCCAGCAGACTGTCTTTGGTCAGGCCGGGAATGTATCTGTCAAGCAAGCTCACCATGGCATCCGTATTCATTCTTGTGAGATTGATATGTGTCCCTCTTGTGATTTTAGGTATTCTCCTCTGGGTAAGAGATATGTAATCCTGAAGAAACTCCATCGCACTAAGATTGAATGCATCCTGTATCTTATTGATGTTGTTTTTCAGGAAAGAATCATTGACAGTGTATTCAGGAACTCCTGTCACGGGGTTCACTTTAGCATAACTCATCTGGTCCTGTATCCTCACTCCAATCACAGTCTTGAACCAGTCTATGAATCTTCTGTAGGACTCGGAAAGTATCTGAAGCAGGGTGATGTCAGGAGTGTTCAGCAAATACTCCGCAAAGGTCTTCTTCTGAAAAGGTACCGTAGTGTCCAGGTTCAGTCTTTTATCCTCAGGACTGTACTGTTCCCGTATCATGGTAGTAGCCTCCTTGGCTATATCATAAAACTTCATGAGCACATCGTTGTCTTCTATGGCCTCATACTTTGAATCATAGTAGCCAAAGTCAGCTCCGGTTTCCCTGTTGTTACGCAAAGGAATCTGTATATTGTATCTCAGTTTCGGAAAGTATTCAGTTTCAAAACCAACTCTGGCAGGTGCATCTGTCCTGATATGTTCAGCAGTCAGAAAAGGATTGTTTTCTGCTTCCCATACCTTTATTCTGGCAATCTCAAAAGTGTTGAGTGCCGCAGTACTGTTTACACCGGCATCCTCCATCACCTGCTTTATATACTGGCTTTTCTGCACCTTATATTCCTGAAACTTCTGAAGCTGGCTCTCCACTATCCTTTCAAAATACTTTTCTCCCACTATGCTTTTTACATACTTTTCATACTCCTCTATCTCTCCCTGTGTATAGTTGAATTTTCCATCTGACAAATCCTGAAAATCAGGATGGCCGGTTACTGCAGAAAGTCTGGCAGGATCTATGGTCTCCGAGTTTTCCCTAAGCCATTTGTTTCTTTTGGCAACAGCTTTTCTTGTCTCTGAAATCACATCATTGATATCAAGCCACTCTACTGCCTTTTTCATGTCAGACCTGAACTTGGACTCCATGCTGCCCTTTATCTGAAACCACTCATGAGAAAACTTGTCGCAGATGTTGCTGAGAAACTCTCCTTTTTTAGTTACCTGCCTCATCCAGTCAAAGGATATACCATTTAATCCAATTATACCAAGCTTGTACTTACCTCCCTCAAGCTTCTCCACCTCCTTGACTACATCCTCCATTATGTCATCCATTCTTGCAGTAAGGTTCTCTGAATAGGAAAGAGATTCCCTCATGGCATCTTCCAGGACTTTTCTTGCCAGCTGCGGCAATGTACCGTTGTGGGAAAATATCCCTGAAGTGATGTCCATTATCATCATGTCTATCCAAGTGGCATCAGCAAGGCCTTTTCCCGCCCCTGTTATCTCCGCATAGGTGAATTTCTTGCCATCATACATCTTTTGTATCATGGTGTTGTTGTTGTAGACATCTTCCAGTGCCTTTTCTTCCTGGTGTCTCAACTGGTTTTCCATCAGCCTTACCCTGTCTGCCCAATCTGCAAATGACTTTATCATTCCTTCTGACAGCAGGAACCTGCCCTCATGGAACATGTCCTCCTTTGAAAAGATAGGGTGGTTTTCAGCATCCTCCAGCCTGAAGTTGTTCATGGCATTAATGAACTGTATGATATTCCTCGCTTCTGCAAGGTCTTCAGGGTGTTTTGACTGTATAAGCTTCTCCAGCCTGCCTATTTCCTTCTCTATATAGGGGGCTATAATATGGGCACTCTTTACAGTCTGTTTTTTCAGTTCATTTATCTCTTCACGAAGTCCCGGCTCACCTTTCTCTTCGTTACCATAAATGTATTCCTGAAGGGTATTCTTTTCTCTGATGGCCTCCTCATAGGCAACCTCATCTCCACGCAGCTTTGGCAATGCCGCATTTATTGCAGACAATCTTTTGTATGCTGTACTCAGCAGTTTTTCTTTCAGCAACACAAGATGTGCAAGTCCCTTTCTTTCAGGTGCCTTTGGATCTTCCTGTGACATAAAGTCCTCTGAGTCTTCTTCTGCACTCTCTTCCTCTGTATCCTGAAACAGTCTGAAGAATACCTCACTTCCGTCAGTAGGCTGCTGAACCTCCTCTCCGTCTTCCACATCACCGGCAGCATAAAAGAACCCGTCCTCTATACCCATCTCCCTTTCCTTAGCCGCCTTTTCCGCAGCTCCCTCTTCCTTTATCTGCTCTTCAGCATCCATTGCAAGTTTCTCATACTCTACCTGATTGAGTATCCCAAGCTGTGCCCTTGTGGGTTTTATGGACACATAGACATTTCCACTTTGACTGACTTCTACATAAAACACCTGCCCTACAGCTACAGAGCTGTTTATGCTCTTATTCAGATGGTCAGCAAGTGCTTTGGCTATTCCCGGCAATTGTGTCCTACTTGTAATTCTGGACTTTATATTTGGAGGAGGAAGTATCACCTGTATGTAATCACTGTCCTTCGTGTAGGAAAGCCAGGGCCTGTTACCTACTGCACTCTCAACTGCCGTCTTTATTCCCGTATCACAATATTTTGACATAATCTCTTATTTTACTGTAAAGTTAGCATTTAAAATCTTCTGTTGTCAGATCATCAGTCAAACCAAGTTCCTTATCTGACAATGCACTCTCTTCTTCAGCTCCAAATACAGAGTTTCCAGAAGAGCCTTCAAAAGGATTTCTGTTTACATTTTTCAGCTGCTCTTCTGTTTTCTTTATTTCATTGGCTATTTCAGGTTCAGATGGATTATAAAGTTCTTTTTCATGAATATCTTTTACAAGCGTATACACTTCGTTGATTGCATTAGAAATAATACTATCCGGTTTTGTATCCAGTCCCACTATCCTGAGAATATCCTTGATGGCTTCCCAAAACTGCTGGAGCAATGTCTTATCTGTTTGTTTGTAGGTGATCTTGTCCATCTTTTCTATGATATCAGGTCTGGATGTTATCCTTGCGACAAACTCAAAGATATCCGAGCCTGAGTACAGCAACTGGTACTTATCTGCTTCGTTTCTTTTTCTTTCTGTTGTGAACCGGTTATGTATATCGGTAAAATCCTCTCCGAACTCTTCCGTTAATTTTGAAGCCACTTCCTGAAGCACTCTGTGAAGTTTCAGTACATGTGCCGGCAGAGAAGACTCAGGTACAAGAAGTCTTCCTCTATCTTCCTTTTTTACACTGAAGTATTTGGACAGCTCTCTGACCGTCAGGGAGTGCATGAACTCTTCCAGTACTGTTTTTGCAATCTCTTCCGCTCCACCTTCTTTTCCCGCATATTTCTGAAGATACAGCTTGTTAATGGTTATGGTGTGGTCACCCGGCATGTAATATCCTCTTCTTGTACCTATATCTTCCAGTTTTATGGTAACGGTATCATCCACAAAAGGAAGAAAAGTTTTAGCAAGGTCTGACAACACAGGTATTTCAGAATCCGCTATATCAGCAATAGTGGTTCTTACATTTCCCTGATTAAGACTGAACAGTGCACTGCTTGTAAGCTCAGGTGAGTTTTCCTCTGTGTCTTCTTCTGAAATCCCTTCAGGCACTTTTGGTACCGGTTGTGCCTCCTCTGCAGTAAAAGAAGACTGTGTATAATCATCTTTTGCTGAATACTCTGACATCCCGAAATAACCAAGTGTACTTATCCTTACATACTTTTCTCCGTCAAATTCGTATAGCTGGTTCTTATCCTTTATGCTGAAGGCATCCTCATTGACAATAACCAGGAATGGCTTAGGCTGTGCTCTTTTTTGTTTAGGTACAAACGTATGTATCTCTTCCTTTTTGGTTGTCTTCTCTCCGGCACTGTCCTGTGTATTCTTTATTGATTTGACATTGATTTTGGCTATACGGAAAGGTTTGTGCTGTGCATACTGTCTCATGAATCTTGAAAAAGGTGCAACAGAGTCCTGCTGAAGAAGGTATCTCAGGAAGTTGTCAGGAACTCCCTGCACAACTATGTTTGAACTGGTTTTAACAGACTGCTGTATTTTTCTTGCTGCCGGTGCAAATCCAATACTTTGAAGCAGTGGTATAGGGACATACTTTATATACTGTACGGCCTCCTGTATACCACCTTCAAGGTAGGCATAGCTTATCATATCCATACCAAGCTGTCTTGTGGTATAGGGTTTTCCATTGAAGTCAGGCAGCGGGATATTCCTGTCCAGAAGCTCCACAATGGCCTGGTACTTGTACTCTTCGTTAAAGTCTTCTCCCTTTTCATTGCTGAACTGTATCAGGGAAGGTTTGTTTTTATTAAAAGTATACCTGAACCGGGATATCAGGGGGCTTCTTTTTACAAACTCACTGCCTTCATCTGTATTATACAGCAGGCTATTCAGGTAATTGGACAAGGATTTGTTTCTTGATCCGGCATCTTTAAACAGTCTTGCACGTTCCTGCTGGGCATCTCCTGAGAACACACCAAATACAGGATGTGAGTAGAAATACTTTTTCATTTCCTGAAATATTTCATACTTGAGCTGCAGTTTTTTATTTTCATTCTTGCTTTCTTCTTCTGAAACCTCATCTTGTCCGAGCATGGCCAGTATGTTATCCAGTTCCCGCTGCATGATACTGCTTTTAAAAGGGAAATAATCAGACCACAGTTCATAGCCGGCTTTGGCAGCATGTATCATAAGGGAGCCTGAATAGGTTGTAGGTCTTACAGCCACAGAAGACTGCTTTTCATTATAGGAACGAAATACGATGTATCCATCCTCTTCCATCTCTTTCTCGTCATAAAAATCCTCTTCTGTTATAAAGTCTCCGACAAGTCCTTCTATGTTCTTCATCTTGGATGAAGAGTTAGGAAAAGTGAGGATGTTTTCATACTTATCCAGGGAAGTGAGTGCAGACTCACCAAGTCCGCTTCTCTGTATGTTCAGCTTACTTTGTACGGACCTGAATTCCTGTGCATATGGCTTCAGTTCCAGAAATAAATCCAGTACAGCCTGTTGTGTCTTGTTATCAGGCTTCACAGCTATGTTGTCATACAGTTCCTGCCCGGTAAGGTTTACCCTGTGCTCTGCAAGCTGTTTCTTTTCATACTCCTCTTCACTGCTGTTTGTGTATTTCTGATACAATTTTCTTATTATCTCCTGTTCCCTGTCTGCATCAAACTTGGTAGTGGTACCGGATACCCTTTTCATTTCCTTCACATAGTCGGCAATGATAGGTTGTGACAGAAGGAAATAAGGAATGGAGACCTCCGCAGTCCTACCATCAGATGTCTTTACAGAAGACTTGTTGAAACCCATCAGTGTCAGCAGACAGTCTATATTGATAGTATACTCATTCACACCAACTCTCCCCATGATCTGTTCACTTTCATTATCGAGTGCAGTCTGTAGTCTTTCATCTATAAGGGATGATATCTGTCTTTGTTCATCGGTATCCATCTCCTGTCCAAGCATGCTGTTAAATATCTCGTCTCCTATTGTAAGGACATAAGGGACCTTTTTGGCAACTATCTTTTCAGGGGCAACCTCTTCGTGTACGGTTTTAAGAAGTTGTACCGGTTTTTCAGTCTGCTGTAAGAGAGAGTGAAACACAACGTGGTTTGAATAGATGCCCACTGCACTTTTTCCCGCAGCACCTGTCTGCATCTTTCTTCTCTGGTAGCTTGGCCTTATAGGACTGAGCAGCCTGTTGTCTCCCCTGTCTGTCAGACTTTGAAGCAAGTCTGCCTGCTCTGAGGTGAACTGCATGGAAGATGCCCTGTTTATCTTCCTTTGAACCCTTTCATCACTGGATGTAAAAACAGATGAGTGTATTCTTGAAACCTCATTTTGAAGGAATTTGGTCCTCATTTTAGAGATGTTGTTCAAAAGGTCATATGCTCTCTGCAGGTCTTCTTTAGTGGCATTTTCTTTAAGCATCCTTCTGAGAGAAGAAATGGCTATCTTTGCATCACTGAAGCTCAGAGAAGCATTTTCTTCACCACTTTCCGTATACTCTCTGTAGGTATCTATGGTACTGAACAGTATTTTGTTAGTTTTTCTGTCATTTTTAACCGCCTGTATCAGAAGCCTTACTTCACTTTCCATCTGGTCTATTGAGGAAAGCCCGTCTACAGGATATTCATCAGATTCATCAATAGGAACTATCCTGCCATCCTTATTGACGGTATGCCATAGTGAATACAGGTTTTGCTTATCTACGTCAAAGTCCAGTCCCATTTGCGTGGTAAAGTTCTTTGGAAGTACAATCAGGTCTCCTGCGTCTACCGGGATAAATCCCACTATTTCTATCTGGGAAGCCGTTGAGTGTGCTGCTGTAGGAATACGGAATGATGTACTTGTGAGCAGTTCCGGTGAAATCATGTCTTCTTTCAGTATCCATCTGCCTGATTTGTCCTGAACTGCATATCCGTCTTTTATCAGGTCTATCAGTTTGCCTTCCTTATTTCTGAACTTTGAGGGAGCAAGCACCTGTGCATGCATCATGGTACCATCCTCATTCAGGGAGTTTGCCCTCAGTTTTCCCTTATAGTTTTTAGTGTAGACGATTTTTGATTTCTGCTCTTTACTTAGTCCGTTGAGACTGTGGGCATACTTGAAGCCGGCTTCAGATGCCGCAACAAAACTGTTGCCGGGCATTTTCAGTTTCAACACCCTGTTCGCCACTATGCTGTTCAGTAATGCCTCATATCTGTTGCTGTTAGGCAGCAACCACAAAGGGATGACAAACTGTATATCATTCGTGCCTTCATCATTGGAAGCTATGATATCGAGTGCCTGCAAATCCTGTATAGGATATCCTCTTTTAGTAACCTCTTCCTTGAGTATCTGCTGAAGCTTCTTTACTGCCAGTTTCTTATTGACAGGCTCTCCTGTCCTTTCATCCAGTCCAAGCTGTCTGTACAATACACTCTTCTCATTGGTAATCCAATTGTCTATCATGGTATTGTAGTGAGAGTACAGGGTTTTTCCCGTTACATAGTAGTCCTTATATGGAAAGACCGTATCCTCTATCTTGGAAATACCGTCTCCAAACAGCAGCTTCATTAATTGTGTGCCAAAAGTAACCTCGTCTTTATTCTTGCTGAATGACTTAAAAGGGACATCCTGCTGTATCCTGAACTGCTCCCTGTTAAGGTACAGGGCCGGAGTATGCTTTCCATTATCAAGTCCTGCAATTATCTCAGCAGGGTTTACAGAACCTTTTATGAACCGGCCCTGATTATCCCATATCCTGATGGCATTCAGAGGTGCACCCACTTTTGCTCCTGAACTGTATACTGCCCTTACATTCTTCCCTGTCCTTGCCTGTATCTCCTCCATTGACCTTCTGAGGTTATCCAGTTCCGTTCCCTGTGTAAGTTGTGGAAGAAGCGGGAAGGAGGATGTCTTTATATAAACCACTCTCGTATGCATATCATCCTGCACATGCCCTGTATAGACGGGCTTGATGGGATTGAATACCATCTCTATGTCAGCAGCACTGATATAGTCCTCTTCCCGGATATGCTCTCCCTTCTTTTCAGATGCATATTGTCTGTCCAGTTTTCCTCTCAGCTCATCATACTTTTCCTTTCTCATCTTACCTTGCCGGTAGATGATGTCAAGAGACTCCTTTGCAGTTGTATACTCCTGTCCGTCAGTATCCTGTATATTGAAGAACTTCTCAAGTAAAGGGAATTTATCCTGCAGTTTCTTTACGGCATCCTCCACAGCCTCTGTAACATGAGACTGGTATGCAGTGGCAAGCAGTTTTTTAACTTCTGGTGTAAGCTGTCCTTTGTAGTGCAGTTCAATCAGGTAAGCTGCATTTTCCGTTATGGATTTTGCATCTTCCAAAAACAACTGTACATAAGTGTCATTGACAGACTCTGCCAGATAGCTTCCTGGAGCTATCAGATAAGCAAGCCTTTTGCCCATGTTCACACCTATCTTGTTGTTGAACACTTCAGAATAGACCTTATCACTGGTTGGCAGGTATGGTTTGCCATCTTCAAAAAGCTCCTTACTGAACACTTTCTTTTCCACTGTAAAATTGGCTATGTCACCGGTGACGGCTGCCACCATGTTTGAGTTGTTATACAAACTGCTTATTACAAAATCCATTGCCAGATAATTCAGCCTGTCTTCATTGGAAAGTGCTCCGGGTATTCCCTGAAGGTAAGCACTGTCCATATGTTTAATATCCTCAATAGTGTCGTCTTCTCCCCTTGTTATGAAACCATTGTCTTCAAATATACCTATAAGGTCCTGCATCTCGCTGTTCACCAGCTCCTGTATGACAGCCGTTGCAGCAGGTTTGATGCTTTCTTTCAGTTCTGCTATTCTCTCTTCTGTAAGAAGGGTGGCATTCTCCGCTATATAGCGTATCAGTCTTATCTTTTCTCCATCAGCCCCTTCTATTACAAGATTGTTCATCTCCGGAATCAGATGGAACATCTGGGCACCCTTGTTGTAATCTCTCTGATCAGTGACCTCATCAGGACTCACTCCTTTTTCAGCAGCTCTCCTGTGGTGGTCTGTAATCCTGTCAAACTCCAGCTCAACAAGCTGTCTGAAAAGAAGTTCTTTAACCCTTTCAGACATCTGTATCTCATCTGTATCCTCATTCATCAAATCCTTTCTTCCAAGCTTGAGAACAGCAGTATGCAGAATAAGCATGGTATCCTTATCTGACATGGTTGGGAACAGTGTCCTTCCCATCCGCATAGGTATACCGTTAAAGGTGGTTGCAGTTGTGTTTCCCTGTTTGGTATCCTGGTGCATACCCAAATTTATCAGGGTATAATCTGCTTCTGATGCAGAGGTAAGCTCCACAGGTCTGAACAGTTTTGCATTAAGCTGTTTTATGGCTTCAATACCTAAATGCTCCACTGCAAACCTTGCTCTTATGTCTTCATTTTCAGCAAGCACATGAAACAGGTCCGCCTTACCTTCAAAGGCAAGCTCCATCTTTCTTCGGAGATACTCCATATCAGATCTCAGTCTCTCCACCTGCCAGCAGGCAAATTTATCCGGAGTTCTTGCATAAACACCTTTTCCGGCATCCCTGTATGCCATAGGAGCAGCCTCCAGAGAGAATTTTCTTTCTATTTCAGCAAGTCGTTTTACGACACCCCTTGCTTCACTGAGAGGATGGTAGTCTTCAAACTCCTTATCCAGGTAGTGCAGGTTTTCTTTTTTAGTATTGGCTATCAGCTCCAGCTTTCTTGCCAGCAAGCCAAATACACCATCTGTATTGTCACTGATATCAAACATCTGTTTCCACCTGATAAATCCTCCCTTTTTCTTTCCTACCTTCTTTTTATCTGAATAGTATCCGTTTTTCAGAAGATACTTCATGGCATCATCAGACATGTCTATGCCGAAAGCCTGCAGCCACTTCTGCATCTGTTTAATTCCCGGATAAATGTTTTCCGCCTGTATTCTCAGCATCCATCCCTGGTATTCATCAAGAAGCTGCTTTGCCCTTTCTTTGTTCAGTACAAAATCATCTCTCATCGGAGAGTCTTTGGATAAACTTCTTATCTTGAAGTTTTCCATCCACTGTGTCTGTATCACACGAAGCTTTTCAGTTGAATTGGTATCATACACTTTAAGCGTATACCTGCCATTCTTTTCACTCCATATGACAAGCTTAGGCTGTATCGTATGCCGGTTCATGTTGCTTACAAAAGCAAGTTTTATATCTTCCGGCGCATTGTTCAGCTTACCTATTACATTGGTTACCCACGGAACCGTCTCTGATTTGGAGGCATTCTCCAGGACTTTCAGCATGCTATTGAAGGAAGGACGTACATGATAAGGTGTCTGTGTGACACTTCTTTCATTATTTTCATTCACGATTTCTTCCTGCATTTCCCTTGAAGAGAGTATCTCACCCACTTTTTCATAGGTATAATCAAATCCGGGATACAGTACAACACCCAGAAAACCCCTCTTTTCCCTGCCGGACTTTGTGTAGTTAGGTATTGAGGAGAAAAACCTTTTCAGCCTGGCTGTGGTAGATTCTTTTCCGTTATTTTCTATAGAGTTCTTTGAAAAATTCTTTTCTCTCTCTCCAAGGTCTTCAGGAGAGCTGTTCTGCTCATCTTCGGAAAGTATCCTTGTGATTCTCTCCACTTCCTCTGCAGTTTCTTTTTCTATGATTTTCCAGTTCTTTTCAACGGCATCCATGCTGTCAAGAAGCACCTGACTTCTTTCAGAAAGGGATTTCATTCCGGTTATACCTGACTCATACAGTTTTGTAAAGTCGTCCCTGTCTTTCTCTATTTGTGTCCTTTGGGCAAGTATTTCCTGTTCATAAACTCTCTTGATTTCAGAGAGAATATTTTCCTTGGTAAAAGGCAAGCCTTTTTCATCCATCTGCATCTCCACACTTCTGGAAAGAAACATAACCAGCTCTCCACGGTCCCTTGAATCTATACCTTCTGCAGTATTAAGTCTCTTCTTCATTTTTGAGACTGTCTCATCAGTTACCTTGTCGTAAGACTCTACTGAACCCGGATCCTCAAACTTCTCTTCTTCAGCAGCATCTGTCTTATTGTAGTTTATCACAATGACATCTCCTGCAACTATGGCATCCTCTATGTCCTTGTTTGTATATCCCATTTTCAAAAGCAAATCAGCATTGACTACCGGTTTTACCTTTTCTTCCTTTGGAGACTCTGTATTTTCAGGTTCTGTGCTGACTTTTTCCCCGGTCTTTACAATGGCGGATCTAACAGCTTCTTTTTTCTCCCCTGCCTTATGTGTATAGTGTATGACAGGCTGGACAAAAGTAACCCATTCAGGCTCTTCCGCAGTCCCTATGTTATACCCTCTGATATTTGTCTTCAGGTTGTCTTTCAGGTAATCCTCGTAAGTGTTTCCTCCTGCTGTCCTTGAAGAGTATTCACGCACTTCCCTTACAAAACCTCCCTTTTCATTTTTCCTCAGGGAAATGGTTACCATAGGAGCCTTACTGTTGTTCTCAAGGCCTCTCATAGAGACGTTCTGGGACATCAAAGGAAGTACACTTTCATAGAGTAGTGTAAGATTGTTCATAGAAATGGACTTCATCCTATTGTCTCCTTTTGAGGAGACGCTGATAAACAGGTAGTCTTTCATCTCCACTTCCCCGGAAGCATTTTTCACCTGAAACTGGTGTCCTTTTATTCCGAACATGATGGCTTTGTTCTGAAGAGACACGAAAGGTGTGCCATCAGGTATCTTAGAGTTGGTATTTATCAACTCCATTTTAGCCTCTTCAGAGCCGGCTTTAGCATTATTGGTTCTGATAAACAGGTTGATGTATTCCTGAAGATCATTTGCATCAGTAAGGTCCAGTCCTGTTTTCTTAAGGACTTCCTTATGTACCTGTCTATGAGACTCATCCAGGTTGTTTTGCATGGAATAGATGGAACAGGCCACGGCAACTGACTGTATTGCAGCAGGTTTTATCTTTCCGTATTCAGGTCTTGAAGGATAATACAAAGGCTTCCCTTCCTTATTCTTTCCTACCGGAAACAACAGATACATATGTCCTCCTTCCAGAATGGTAAAATCTTCCCCTTCATATATCTGAGACTGGTCTACGGAACCACCTGAGGTTACCACGTTTCTTGAAATACTTTTGTCTTTCTTGTTCTTCTCATTTCCAGGGACAACTCCCACTAAGGCCCCGGGATTCATTTCACTGACAGGTTTTTTCACCTTGGCTGTATGTTTTTTACCCAGTCTCTTTTCCGTAATGGTCAGAGAAAGTTTCCCGTCAGCAGACTGCATTACGGCAGTCCTTATCTCCAAAAGTTGTTTTCTTGCATCCTGTATCAGTTTTTCCTGCTGTGCCGGCAAATCCTCAAATCCCACATTGGAAGGATTGTACCAGTATACATCATGGACATAGGCCACCCTTTCTCCTGATTCATTCTCTATGAATACCGGTATTTTCTCCAGTATCTGCTGTTCAGTCTTTCCCTTTTTCCACTCTCCAAATTTTACAACCTCTTTTTTCTCACCGGTCTCATCATCATAAATGGTGATATCAATGTTATTCAGTTCTTCTTCTTTTGGAACCACTGCAGTGAGCTTTGTACCGGGACCATATTTATCCAGGGAAAGAAGCTCCTTTGAGTTTACCCGGCCATCTTCTGCAACAGAGTCTTCATCTGACCTTAGTATGGAAACGTATCCAAGCTTGGGAGCAGGAGACACTATCTTGTACCCTGAAGAATTTTCTTCGGTAGATTTTACAAGTGTATAGGTAAGCCCCGGAGTTTGTTCCTTGATAAGTTCCTTTTCAAGAAGTTCCTCTTCAGTTTCAGTTCTTTCTTCGGTGATTTCAGGTTTGATTATTTCTTCTATGACGCTGCTGAGAGAAGAGCTGATTGCCTTTGAACGCAGGTTGCCATAGTTGTTGAGCTCCCATCCAAGCTTGAGGCCATTGTATGCCTTGTCAGCAGCTTTTTCTCCTTCCAGTTCCGCAAACCTGTCTACAAGTTCCTGAAAAGTTGGTTTATGCCCGAGGAACTGCTCTGTATCCTCATAGAACTCTTTTACACTCTGCTGGAGTATTTTTCTTTTGTCTTCAGGAATATCGTCTTCCAGCTCTGCCGGATCAAAAAACTTCTCTATATAATCGTCATCACTTTGTATCTCCCCCCTGGTCATTTCAGGAATGCTTTCCTGCTGCCGGTTAAATTCTTCTACCTGACGTTCCAGTTCCTCTTTTTTAGCCTGCAGTTCTTTAAGTGCCTCTTCTGAATATAAATTTTCCCCTAAAGAAGGGAGCTCCTTCAGACTTATCTCAGCAGTACTTACAGCCTCTCCTACAGCAGCTTTAACCTTATTAAGTTCTGAATGGAGTTCCTTTAAGTGCTCCGCAACTATGCTCAAGGCAATGTTTTTCTGCTCCTGTTCTGAAGTCTCTTTTCCGATTGCACTTTTAAACTTCTTCTTTAGTGCAGGAAATCCGCTGAAACAATTTAGTCTTGACATTCTAAAAAGGTTTTAATTATTGAGAAAACTTCCAGGTCATCATTTTTTAATCTCCTCCTGCGGAGATAGGAATTTCCAACCTCAGCAGGCTCAAGGATAAAGTTAGTATTTATATTTGGTTCTGTGGTATCCTCAGACAATATTTGATAGTTGAAAAGTACCGGAGTTGTGTCTATAATCCATCCCAGGGAAGTGTCCAGCCTGAAAAGGTAGGTTTTATCCAGTTCGACATCTTCCAGATTTATTACCGTGCTTATGGAGTCAGGTAAGATTTGCCTGTCAGAAACCAGAAGAACATCCTGCATCTGGATTAATATATCTTCAGGAGAAACTGAAAGGGCTCTTGATGCACTTAATAAAATATCCTGAAGCTGTATGGAAATATTTTCAGGAGAATCTATAACAAGCTTTCTTGCTGCACTGAGTCCGGCATCCTGAGTCTGTATATTTACCTGGAAATAGTCAGCAATCAGCTTTCTTGACAGGGTAAGTGAGACCTGCTGTGCAGAGATACTTACAGAAAGACTGTCTATAGATAGACTATAGCTTACCGGAACAGGGTAAATATACCTTACCGGCTCTCCATTCATATAGAAAATAAGATCCCCGGTGACAGTACTGGACCTGTATACCCCGGCAACAGGCTCCCCGTTTATATAATAGGTAAGATTACCGGTATCGGATTTTGAAGCCATAGCCTGTTATGTTGCTGTTATTGTATCAATATTCACCCAACCTGTTGTACCATCACAATCTACATAAAACTCCATTCCAACATTATCTGTAACAGCACTTGGTAATGTATAGGATAATGTCTCCCAAGCTCCATTAGCGGCATTGGTGGCTGTTGCAGCTACTATGTCAGAATTATAGGCAGATGCATGTGCTGATGGATTTGCCTTTAATATCAATCTTGGCTGGTTTCCATTGTAAGCAGTTCCATCTCCTACTACTGATTTTCTTACCTTAATAGATATGGTTGCTGTTGTTCCACTGGCCACTGCTATCTGAAAACTGCTGCTACTTAATTTATAAGAAGCCGAGTTAGGAGTTAATCTTTGACTTACAGAAGCAGAGTCATAAATTGCAGAGTCGTTAGATGTTATACCATCTCTTTTGACCACCCTGTGAGTTCCTGCTACCCCTCCAAACCGTTGGAATTTAAGTGTATCTGTTGATGACATTCTACTCTGATTTGAAATCAAGGTAGGAGTACCAAAAGTACAATTTCTAAATAGTCCATCTATGGAAGCTATTGCAGAGAAAGCGTTACCCATATTAATATCTGATACCGTATGTGCCTGTACTGTACCAATTAAACAATTATCAAAGATAAGGCTATGTACTGAACCATAAGCACCAAAAGTTATAAAACCACTTGCTGTTAAAGTCACCCCTGCCTGAAAAGAACCATTTTTTATTAATATATCTTCTGCTCCATACTCTACCCCTATATGACTGCCATTGTTAATCGAGCCAAAACAAGTTATAGTATCTAATATTAAATTCTTAGGCGATATATGTACTCCTGATGTATATTGCCAGGAAGTCAGAAATATATTAGTTGTGTTTCTCCAACTTACTAAATTAGAATAAGTAAGAGATACAGCAGAAGTTGCAGTAGAATTTATAAAATTAGATATTTGAATACCATAACCGTTCATTAAGTATGCCGTGATGCCTGATATAGTGCCTACTAAAACCCCCCCTGAGTTATACCCTACATATCCTCCTGCCGAAGTGTGATTTGAAATATTAATAAGTACTGCTGTTGTAGTGTTTGATGCTGATAATGTATCTACATGTAACATTCCTAATGTTGTTGAACCTTGTCCTATAAAGCAGCAATTTTGTATTGTTAAATAATATCCTTGAGGAACTATTGGTTGAGAAACATAAACATGAGCTAATGGAGTTCCATAACCTACACAACCATCTATAGTAACTCCTCCATTAAAATTTGTTATGGCTACTCCATAACTAAAACTTGCATAAAAATCTCTAAATACACAATCTTTTAAGTTTGCTGATCCTATTGGTGCTTGAATCTGTAAATCTATACCTCTTTTTCCTGCGACACCTGCACCTAAATACCTAAATTCGATATTATCGCAATCTACTGTTGCATTTTTGTATGCAATAAAATAATAAGTATTAACAGTGCTTGTTCCATACATCTGAAAATTAGATGTCAAATTAATAATATCTGCTTGTACTCCTGTTGTTGCATTTCCGCCATGCGCCCCTGATAAAGCTGCTATAGTTAATGTTGTTCCAGATGCAGGTGCAGATAAGTTTTTTACTTCATTACCTGAACCCACATGAGAAGTAGATGCTAATCCTATTGTATCCCCATTTAACCATCCTGTGGAAACATTAGTGGTAAGAGAAGTAGCCCCAGCAGATGCATCTGCGGTTAGTTTTGCTTTTCTTGTTTTTGCAGTTCCATAAGATCTGAATGTACCATAATTTCGTATGATAATACCTGTATTAACTGCTGTGGAGGATGTGATAGTGAACACAAAGGAAGATGTAGAAGGCAATCTCGTTCCAGTGCTTGAAAACTCTACTATCCCATTATGAGAAACTATAAAATTCTTTGTATTATTTATAGCTAACTTATAAGCGGTTGACGCAGAGTTCTGTCCAAGTATTTTTCCATAAGCCCCTACCTCTATTAATCCATAGGAAGTGGCTGCTGTATTATCAAAAGTAATAGTATTAACTGTGGTAGTAGCTGCTGCTGTGATGTCCCCACAAATTATTATATCATCTGAAGCTCCTAATGAAGCTGTGGTTGAAGTCACTAATCCTCTGGACCAGTTACCAGCAGTTGCATTTCTGTATACAGTAACTGTGCCTGTTACTGAAGATAGTACTCTTACCTGATAGTTAGTAGCAGAAAGAAGAGTTTGAGAAGCTGCAAATTTAAAGTAGCACCACCCTCCATCATAGGCTGTGTCATTGTTTATGATATCCGTGGCATTACAGGTAACTACAGCCACCTGAACTGAGCCGGTATTATTCCACAACTGAACTGAAAAAGTCCCTGTGGGAGTTGTAGTAGTACCTTTTACTCTTAGTAATATCCCCTCTACTGTAATTGCCCCTGGCATAAAGTTAGCACTGGCAACATAAGATGTCGTAGTAGCTGTAGAAACTGCTTCACTATACAAATAGGATGTAGTATCTACTACCTTCCAAGATGCTGAAGACCAATTGATAGAGGAACCAGAGAACAGTGTTGCCATAAATTATTGAATGCTTTCTAACAGATATTGATTTTTGTAAAACAAACAGGAAATTGTCTTTTCATTTTCAACACGTTCCTGTAAGGTATCAGTTACCCTGAACTGTTTATCTATTCTCACCAAAGGCATTATTCCTTCATCATCTGTAAGAACGAAAGTGGTGAAGAATGTATCTCCTTCCTGTTGGTCATTGATTTGTTCTACCTGATATGCCATATTAATATTTTTAGGTTACTGTCAGAACACCATTTGTGGCTGAAAAGTCTACTGTGAAAGACTCTCCGTCATTAAGAGTAATACTGCTTCCATAGTCTGCAAAAGCTATAAGAGGACCGGCTACAGGTGTGCTGTTGTAAAGCACTATGTATCTAAACGGACCTATTGTGCCTCCTGAGGCAGTGAATACCACATCTCCCGATACAAGCTTCAGCACCCCAAGTGTCTGGACACAGCTTGTCTGGACAGTTTGTGTCCCGCCAGCTGAGTATCCATTACCCGCAGCTATCTCAGTGATGTCTGCTTTTACGGTATTTGTCACTACCGGGGCAGAATTTGTCAGCATTATTTTCAACGTATCAGAGCCCAGGTTATGAACCTTGTTGCTGATATCCTCGGCAAACTGATAAAATTTTGTCATTGTGGCCATAAAACTTATTTTATTTGTTTCGCTACTACTTCTGTAATAAGATCAGAAGAATCTCTTACAATCTCGAATGTCCACTGTGAAGGCCTTTTAGCCGGTGCTGTGGATAGTTTTTGTATCTTCTCGGTCAAAGCATCTATTGCAAGAATAAGCTCCTCAGAGTAGTCTCTTTTCTCTACAGAAGCCTCAGGAAGGCTACCTGCAATCTTGAAAAGACTGTCTTTTATTTCAGTCAGGATTTTAACCTCCTGTACGTCTTCTTCCTTACTTTCAGACAACATACATAGTTTTTGAAGAGCAGCCAGTATTTCATTATGCCGGGACTCTGCCTGGTATTCCAGGTATTCCATGTCTGATATCTTAAGCTCTTTTTCCATTATATGCAGTCTATAATCTCTTCAAGTAAAGATACTTCTTTTTTTATTTGATTCTGTATATCAAGCATTGTCTCATCCCTTTGCACCTTTCCCAGATTTGACCTTAAAGTGATCTTCTCTCCGGTCTTCAAATCAGCAAGGATATTTTCCTCTTCTACAAACTCCATTTCCAAACCTTCTCTTACAGCCTTCTTATTTTCAAGGTAGGTCTCTGTCACCACATCTTCCGATTTCTGTTTCTTATCCTGTAGCTCTTTTTCCTTTTTTACCAACTCCTCCTCAACAGAGTTGAGTTCTGTCTCTACAACTTTCTTCTTATTTTTTACTGAAGGTGATTTTTTTACTGTACTTTTTCCCAAAGAGTTTATTTTTGTATCGTACTCTTTTTCTATTTTTAATATTTTAACAACAAGCGGGTTACTTAGTATTTCTTTTTGCGGAGATTCTACACTATTAAGATTAATAATTGAAGAGAAAAAGGAAAAAGAAACAGACTCTTTAGTTTTTCCATACTCAATATCAAAATATACATTACCCATCTCCTCTGTTGAATAAGAAAAGCTCCCAGCATCATCGGAAGAACTCCACTCATTTTTCCCAGTCTTAGTGAAAATATATTCCCCAATTTGTATCTTGTCTCCTATCTTACCGGTATTGTAGATTTTATCAAGTGCTTTTCTATCTTCTTCATTAATTTCTTGCTCATACAAATCAGTTAATTTTTCCCTTTTTTCTTTTTCTAATTTTATCCTCTGGGCCTCTATATTAGTAACATCAGAGCTCACACTATCTTTTGGCAGTTTTTCTTCCACCACTTCATTCACCTCAGCAGATACTTCCAATATTTTAGAGGTTGTCTTCTTTACTTCAGATGGTGAAGCACTCCGTTGTACAGGTTTACTAACTGCCCCTTTATTGTCAAGTAATTCTTCTACTGCTTTTACAAGTTCAGGGTTACTGCCGTCTGCTTTCGCTTTGTGGTAGGCTTCGGAAATTGATTTATTAACTCCGCCATCTTCTCCAACATTTAATGGATAATCATTTGGAATGAGTTTATATATTTTTTCAAAATCAGTTTTGTCCACATCCTCCAATGCTTTAGCCGTACTCTCCACATCTTTCAGGGCAGGATTTTTTACTTCTTTTTCCTGAACTTGAGCTGCAGTTTCTACTGTAGTTTCTTTTTGAACAGGCATCTCTTCTTCTGCTACTGCGTTCTCTCTTTCCTGTTTTGTAAAAAGCTTTGTGGCAGCTTCAGGATCATCTGTAATATCCTCCTCTGTTTCTGTAAAGCTTATTACAGCTTTTTTCTCATCTATGCCTTTCTTAAGGTTTTCTTTTTCCTTATTTATGGAAAGTTGTTCCCGTTTTATTTTTATCCTTTTCTCCAGTTCCGGAGTCATAGTTTTACTTGCTCTAAGGGTACCTGAGATGGCATTCAGTTCATCGGCATCCTGTGCCATATTTATACGATGCAGTTCTTTTTCAGAGGTTTTTAGTTTTTGAAATTCAGGATCTGTCCAGGTAGCAAGCTCTTTTCTTGTCTTCTCCATCTGATTGTGCCCCTGCATTTCAGCCATTTTAAGCTTGAGCAGCTTATTATTTTTTGGTATTGCGTTCAGGATATCTGTATCTCTGACCGCAGTTTCCTTGTCCGGTACTTCCTCTTCCTGCAGTCTTAATATTTCAGACGTATATTTTTCAAAAAGAGTTTTATCTCCTATGTTTGCAGCTGCCTGCTGTGAGAGGGTAGCTTCATAGATAGACCTGCCTACCGGAGAAAGATTTGAATAGTCAGGTATCTCCGTTCTTGCAACAGCCATCTCTGCAGGAAGCTTGCTCATCATCTCACCAAGATTCTGAAGAATGTACTGCCTTTTGGTAATAGGAACTACAGCCTCCCTTGAATGTATTTCGGCATTTTCATTGTACAGGGACTTCATTCTTTCTGCATCCTTAATGAACACAGGAAAATTCTGTTTGATGAAATCGACATCTACATCGGCACCAAGCTCTGCCTTTATCTGTTCAACATTCCCTGTTTTTGCAGCTTCCAGTGCTTTATTTAGGAATGTCATATAACTTGAGTAGGCTGTGTCTGTTCCTTTTAAAGCATCAAGGTGTATGCTCTGCAAGGCCTTATCTTCTCCAAGCACACGCTTCATGGCAGTAGCCTTAACCAAATCCCCCTCTCCTTCAAGCTCCTTAATCTTTTTGGCCATCTCCATGCCATATCCATTCATGCCACTTACAAAGCTTTTTTGAGCTGCTGTTATTTTTTTACTCTCTGTTCCCTCCATCACTTTCTGAAAAAGCTTCTGTGTATTACCAAGAAGAGCCCCTCCAAGCATACCTCCGGCAAAAGAGTTCCAAAGCTCTGCATCATGCTGATACTTCATAAACCTATCAGTAAGTGTGGTATTATCTTTAACATGCCCTGAAAGAACATCGGCACTGTGCTTTCCTTCTTCAGAAACTATGTACTGGTAATATTCTTCAAGACCTTCTGAAAGTGACTCTGCACCCTGTTGTGCAATAACTCTTCCTGCAGCATTAGGAATTTTTCCAAGAAGATTTTCAATAGCCCCCTCTCCTGCTCCTGTCATAGGGTTAATAAGCATCAATCTTGCCTGAAGCATGTCCATAGCAACCTTAGGAATATTCCCTCTTGCAGTCTCAGATGCAGCCACAGAGGCAAGCTGAGTAATTTCATCTTCCGTGTAGTTCACACCCGTATCAGGATTTATCTTACCTGTATACTTGTTTTTTACTTCATTATAACTATCCAGACCTTCAAGATGCATTTCATTGATACCCCTTATGGCTGCTGAAAGCATAATGGTGTTTTTTATTTTTGCACTGTTGCTTGCAACAGAGAGTAATTCACTAAGTGTACCAATTCCCCTGATCGTTTTTGCAAGATTACCTATAGCAGGAACTATACCCAATCCTTCCGTTGCCACAGTCTGTAAAGCAGCTCCTGCAATAGCCTGAAGCATTATACCCATAGAGTATCCCTGCTGTCCAACCTGGTTTGCCCACCAGGAAAACTGAGAAGGACTAAAACTTCCCGGATCAAGTTCATAAATAGGATTATCCTTCACACTTTGCTGCATGTACTCTTTTCCCCAGTCTGTTAAAAAGTTACCGTATTCCTTTACAGAGCCTTTCAACATATCTGTAGTACTCAGTATATCTACAGATGCACCTGTTGCAGAAACAAATCCTCCTACTGTACCTTTAAAAAATCTTTCTATCATTGCCCCTGCCTGTTCAGTTTTAGACTGATTTAAGACAAGGTCTTTCTGATAGTTGTCTTTAAACTCACTTAAGGATACTCCCATTCTTGCCCTTTCTTCATAATCAGGGACTGCTACCGGAGATGATGTAGGATTTACCACCTTATCACGGGATACAGGTCTGGTAATTATGTTTTTTAATCCTTTGCTTATTTCAGAAGAAGCATCAAAAGAACCCTCTGTATTTTTAGAAGACAGTCTCCCCTCAATAGGTTTGTTAAAGGCAGATTTAAGTGCCTTTGTAATGGCTATTTGTTCACCATCCTGATCTACAATGTTATTGTTTATTACAGACAATTTATTTACCTTTTTTGTAACTGTTTTTCTTGTGTAATTCTTTTGCCCTCACATCACTCAATACTGTTGCAACCTCAGTGAGTGCAGTTGCAAGTGTTGTCTGGTCTTCTATAGAAAAACTTCCATCTGAGTATTCCTGTGCATACTCTTCCAGATTATGTACAACACCTTTATAATCCTTAACCTTTATTTCATTTTTATAATCTCCGTCTTTATCCTGCACAAGAGACACAATAGCGTAGCCGACATCTCCGAGTTTTACAGAATAAGGCTGCATTAAAGAAACAGGATCAAGCTGGCCCGTTTTGTAGTCATACTGATATGGCCTTTTTGAAAGTTGATTTATAATATCTGCAGCAAAACCATCTTCAGCAACACTGAAGTATTTATTTACAGCCGCTGTAGGTATATTATTTCTTTGTGCAGAGCTTTTTATCGCCTCTTTTACATTACTTATATTTTTATAATTGAAGGTTATGACGTTATCACGATAAGGGTTACCATAAGCATCTTTCAAAGATACCTTATCATTTTTCATTTTCTCAAAATCTATTGTATAGACAAGTCCTGTAACAGGCTGGCCATTTTCGTTCTCATTGGTTATTGTACTCAACGTAAGATATTTTGAAATCTGATTCACTGTACCAAGGGCTTTTCCATTCATCTGCAGTTTTATAGGTGAACCTTTTTCACTGTAGGCATTGAATCCTGTCTGAACAGACAACGCATTAGCCACATCTCTTTGTACATTCCCGGTCCTGTCTTTAGGATCAGGATTAACATACACACCTTTCTTATAACTTATGTTGTTGTCAGTGAAGATTTTTGCAGTTTCTTTCTTCTTGTCAGCATACTTATTAGCAACAGCAAAAGCATCCTTTTTAGTTTTCTCCACTCCAAAAAACAAAGCATCTTTTGCAGCTTTTATTTGCTCCATAGCACTTGCATAGCTTCTGTAATCTACAGTTCCATTACCTCCTTTGTAAGCATCTTTCCATTGTTTTTCTCTTGCCTCTATTGTGGCCATCTTTTCTTGATAGAGTTTGTTGGTTTCAGAATCTGCTTTTAAGTACTCGTCAACAGCAACATCGTCAGGATCTTCTCTTCCAGATTCATGGATAAGCATCAGTGCAGGAAGCATTTTTTTATAGGTCTTCTCATCTATGTTGAGCTCCTTCATTGTCTGTTCCTGAATATGAAGCACATTTCTTTGTGCATTCTGATATCTCACTGTCGCGTCAGCTGTCCTGTCAGAAGGTGCTAATTTCTCATACTCACTTATTATATCATACATCCCTTTCAATGCATGTTTATCAGGGAACATCTTCTGAGGTGTCTCTGTGATTACCAACGGTTTCAGAGGATTATCAATCATATCTTTCTCATGAAGTTCCTTCATTCTGTTAGCAGACTGCCTGTCATCCAGCATAAACGGATCAGCTCCTTTGTACTCCTGAAAATTCTCCTCTTTGGTTTTGCTGAAGGCCTCCCGCATTACAGCAGCTTCCAGTGGTTTGGCGAGATAGGACTCCGGATTAAATACAAGCCTGCCCTGGGCATCTCTACCTTTTATAGGGTTTATCAGTGTTCCGTCACTGTTGTACACACCTTTCAAATAACCCATATCATTGCCTTGTTTAAAGTAACCGGTATATCTCGGATCTGCCATAAGGAAATTCAGGCCGGCATTATAGACTTCATCTTCTGATCTAAACTCGTTCCCTTTTTTATAGCCAGACTCTGTAATGTACTTTCCACCAACATTGACTTGTCTGAAACCTCTCTCCCAACCATTTGACTGAAAATCTTTCATCCATTTTTGCAAATCTCCATTGATGTCAGGTGCCGTTGCAAGGTCTTCAGTATAGATACTGTTACCTGACCGGGTATTAGGGTTGTAATTGGTGCCTCCCTGTTCATCAAACCTGGAGAGAAATTTGGCTTTTGCCTTCTGATACTGTTCGACAGTGATACCTCCCTTGTCAACAGGCTGGTTAAGTCTCGTTTTTTGAGCCTCATCCCACTTCTGAAAAGTGTTGTAGTTACTTTGTATGCTTGCAATCTCTCCCCTGTTAAAATCATTGTCCAATGTTCTGCCAAGGTCTTTTATATAAGGCATCTGCTTTCTCCATTCCAGAGGATTATTCTGAAGTGTCTTTGTAATCTCATCCGTCTTGGACTGATACTCATCAATGTATTTTTGCACCCTGTCCTTATCCTTCTCAAGATACTTTATCTGAAGCAGCTTATCTTTCAGAAGAGCAGCCTGCTGATACTGTGAGTCTATTGCTGCATCATTTAGTTGGACAGCTTTAAGCATCAGCTCTTTTGGCTGTTCATATAAAAAGTCTATAGACTCCGGTGCAGATGTTTTATAGAATCTTCCCATTTGTGAGGTGGCTTGTTTTAAGGTGCTGCAACGTATACCGTTACTTCAGCATTGTTATTCAATCGAAATCTGATGTAATTTCCTGCAGGTGCATCATCAGGTTGCTTAAAAACAGTGCTGTCATCTGTAATGACATCTAATACCGCAGGAACCTTATCAGCAATAAAAGTAGCAAAATCACCCTCTGATAAAGCACAGGTACCTTTGTTGGTCTCACCAAGGCCTACTGCTGTAGGATCTAATAGAAGAGCTTCTACTTGCTCAAGTGTTATAGCTGGCATATTTAGTTATTTTAAGATTTTTTTGAATGTTCTTTTTCCTTTTCCATCATATGAAAAACCAATTCCATGTGTGCTAAGATAAGGCAATATGCTGAGAAAGTCCTCATCCATCTTGTGTTTGTTCATATTTTTACCGGTATTCTGCAACTGGTTTGCCATATTGGTTTGGTCAGAGTTTAACTGCGTATAGAAATTATCTCTGTCCCCCTTGTCTTCAAGGGCTTTCTTTTCAGCACCCTGCATAACCATTTGGTCCTGAATGTTCTCTGCCTGAGAAAGTTTGTTACCATAGGTCAACAAAACATCAGAATAGCTGTCTGCAGCTTTCCTTTTTGCACCCAGTGCCGCCATCCAGGAAGCTATGTCCAGTGCTCTTCTTGTAGATAAGCCTCTTGTGCTGTTGTTGTTTGCTCTTCTAATACCTTCCAGGGAAAGGTCAATATCCTGTTCAGAAGAATCTTTAAGGGACTTAAGCAATCCTTTATTGGTCTTGAGCTCTTTTATGGCATCAGTCCCAAAGTCCTTATAATGGTTTAAATTTTCTTCATCTCCCATCCTGTTGGCAAAAGTGGTCATCATCGGGCCCAGTGCACCTTGTCCTATTCCGGCAAATCCGAACTTATCTCCCGTGGTATAAGGAGCTGTGATATCCTCTACCACACCGGAGCTCCTGTCCCTTTGTGATCTTCTTGTTGCAGTACCTCTTGTCTCATCATCAAAAACTGCATTAACAAGACTTTGATTTTGCACATCGCTGGCAGTATTATCTGAAGCAGTATTGCCGGCTGAAGATAAATCAAATGCAGGTGGTAAAGAAGCAAAAGGTGCCAAAGGAATAATGTCTGTGGCAGCGGTAACAGGTGCCTGGGTTGTCTGGTCTGTCTGGGTTTCTCCATTGAGTATCTTTTCCCTGTCAACAAGCCACTGATTTCCTTTGTCTATTTCTGCAGTCTGACCAGATATGATTCTGTTTGCCAACTGTTGTAAAACATCGTAGGCAGCCTTTGTGGAGGCAACAGAATCTTCCGAAGTATCAGTAGTAAAGTATTTGTTAAAACGTGATAAGCTGGCAGTACCGGTTCTCATTTTTTGAGTCGGCTCTTCACCTCCCTCCTGTAAAAGAGTATTCTGACTGGCCTCCTGTGAGGCTTCCTTTGCTGCCTGCTGTATGATCAGGTCATGCTTCTCTTCTGTGGCAAGTGCTTCCAGTGTCCTTTTTACGGTATTCATCACAGTAGAATCCCCCTGCTTGCTATTAAGCAGCTTTACCATCTTTTCTTTTCTCCTTTCTCTTGCCTTTTTTCTATCCGCCATCGTTTTTCCATCCACAGACAAGGCTGCAGAGTATATTTTTGTTCTCTCGGGAAGATTTGCATCTATCCCTCCATTAGGCCCCTCATGAGATTCTCCCTGAAATTCTATATTGTCTCCCTGAGGAGTCTGTGCAACCTCCCCACCTTCCACTTTCACAGGAACACCACCGACTACACCTCCTGTTCTCATTACCCTGTTTGTATTTAATCTTACAGGACGGTACTCTTCTCCCCTGGAATTAAGAGTATCCATAAGTCCACCCATTGCATTTGCAAATCCTGATGCAAGAGCTCCTGTGGCCATGTTTCCTATGGATGACATTGCGGATGCACCTCCCTCCTCTTCATTGTCTGTATTTCCACCAGAAACACCCATAAGCTTGATAAGCAGGTCACTGTTAAGAACTCCTCCTCCGCTTGTGCCTAATCCATATTTTTTTCTCTTTGCCATAGTGTGCCTTTTTAAATTTTACCTGTAGGAAAGTGTGGATATGTCTATGTTGTAATTCATAAGCAACTGTACATCCTGCAAGTTATCAAAAATAAATCTAACTATCAAGAATTTATCACGCATGTTTTCAAGCTGAGTCCAATCCTTGTTGAAGTCTATAAAATCTGTATCTATCACCTTATCTATAGGATAGACACTCTTCAGTGACTCCCAACTCTCTGTAAAAATTGGTTTCAAATAGTCTGTCCTGTAGTCCCTTATGTCATTGATGCACCAATCTCTCTCCGTTCTGTTGACAATGATTTCTCCCGGTCTGGAAATAATCTGGTTTGCCAGATACCCGGCATTCTGTTCAGTGCTTTTTACAGTCAGCTTCAGCTCTCCTGTGGATTGCCGGCTATTGTACATGATAACCTTATCAAAGAAGATATCCCTTATGTCCCTGTAGCTTTCATGAGAAATGTCATATTTTCTTGCAACAAGCTGCAGTATAATAAAATCCCATATCTGTGTTTCCAAAGAGTTTCCATTCAGTACATACTCCAGTATATAAGGATACCTTATTCCGTAGTAACTTCCATAAGAGCCTTTTACATTGTGTTTCCAGATACGTTCATCGGAACATACACTGTACATAAAATCAGGTGATGATATGTAGCTGTCAGGAATGAAGCTGTGCCAGGAGGAAAGATAATATCTGTTGTTCTCTCCCGAAAAACTAACTGTCCAGCTTTTATTCTGAAAATAGTCCTTATTAGTGAAAGGCACATCTGAAAGTACATTTCCCTGAGAAAGTGTCTGAAATTTCTTTTCCTCACTGTTCCAGGTGATTTTCCCTGCTGCAGGTGTCTGTGAATATTTGCCTTCCAAGATTAGGTAGTCTTTCTTGGTGATAAACAGTTTCTTATAGGTATGGTCATATCCGCAGCAGAAACCGGTGCCGGCTATGTTTGCCGGATTGTCTGAAAAAGGATAGGCAGTTCCTGTAAGCTCGGCAAACTGAGAGTCAAAAAATACTTTCATGTTATTTCTGAACCAGGTGGTATTACCGGTATCAGTTATTCTCATGGGCCCGTTTTCACTAAGCAGATAGACAGCCCTGTCAAGCTCGCTGACTATACACACCCCTGCAGGAGTCTTCAGTGTACCTTGTTTGTGCTTTGTACCAAGTCCCCCGGTTTCCGTATCTATTATCTTTTTCGGAGGTATACTGAAGAATTCCCCTGTACCTATGTAAGACACTATCTCATTGGAAACCCTTTCCTGGTAATTTGCAGGAAGCTCCCAGAGTGCTTCTGTGGTAATCAGGTATAACCGGCTGTTAAAGGTAAAGGTATCCGTTATCCTGCCCAGTTCACCCTCTATATCCCGATAATTGTTCGGAAGGAATATTCTGTAGTTATCTGTCAGCTCCTCCTGAAAAGACTGTTCTGAGTAGGCAGACCTTGAAGGATGATCTTCCAGACAGTCTGAACAGCAATCATAACTGATAGGAATGGGAAAGAAGACAGACTCCCTGTTTTGTCTTGAGTAGTCCTTGTTGTAGTGATAATTTTCAGGACATGGAACACCTCTTCTTTTTCTCGCATCACTCCCCTCTTTAAACTTATATGTCCACTTGTCTATATAATAGGACATGATATTGGACTGGTTTCTGAAAAAGTCCCCACAGTCCTGAAAAAAACGCTGTCTGAGTCCTGTATTGATAGAGCTTTCTACATAGATTCCCTTAAGAAACTCATTTGCAAAGAAAACATGCCCATTCCATATATTCACCCTACCATGTCCGTCATCTATCTCATCATCATCTGCCATCTCATCCAGATTACTGTTATCGTAAGCACTGACTATTGCATTGACTGCTGCCGCTGCTATACCTGCCGCAGCAAGAGCTATACCTATAAAACCAACTGGTGCAAACACAGATGCCACAGCAAGAACTACCATACCTATTATGGACCATATAAGCACACCAATACCTTTCTTTGACTTTCTCCACAGACCATTTGAAAGGTTAAGCGGGGTGATAAAGGTATCCCCGCCAAAAACAAGCTGGGAACTGTTCAGTGTAAGCATGGAGTTATGTGTCCTGTAGTAAACAATGGCACTGAGAACAGGATGAACCTCTCTCTCAATTTTCATGGAACAGTAAAAGATATCCTCTCCGCTATAAGGAAGGTCATTTTCAACGGTAGCTATCTGGACCTTATTGTCCCAGGAAAGATTGTAAGTCTCCGCACCAGGATTTATAAAAGTATCTTTTGCAACTCCATCCAATACAACCGTATCTTTTATCTTGTAATTGTGTCCGGGTAGTGTGGCCACCCCGTTGAAAGTATACTGTCTTGCTTCTATGACCACATCTGTCTCTTTACCTGTGATGGCCAAATAATCTGGATCATCTACAATATCTGCCAGGACCGTTGTCTGGGCATGCAGGAACTTACACTCTGATTTTATATAATCCGGCTTTGAGGAGTTTCCCATATAAAGAAACTCAGGATTGAAAAAATAGCAAGACCTTGGATCATTATTGTTTCTTGTAAAATAAGAGAAAGTATGATATTCCACATCACCGGGAGTACCTGTTCTCAGTCTTCCAAAGATTCCCTTATCAAGTACTGTCCTGTTGAAAGTATCCCTGTCAGCCCTTACAAAGTAGTGTCCCACTATATCAGGATGGGGATATTCTATATTTCCAAATTCCACACCAAATACCCTTAGTATGGTACCGTCTGTAATGTTCTGGCTGGCCTCTTTTATGTCTACCCTGTAGTCAAATATGGCTGAATAATCATCTACAACAGTTCCGGAATACGCATCTGCAGCTATATCCAGGTCTCTTATATCTCCTGAAAAAGTATAAATGTTGCTGTTGTACACAGGGATATCAGTATTTGTGTCCAGTGTAACTGTAATAGACTGTGGTGTACCTACAGGATTTTCAAAGTCAACAATGAAAGTCACCGTACCTGCAGGAGCAGTCTCTCCTTCTTTCACTGTTATAGTAAGGTACAGACCTACCTCCCCTTCATACAGAACACCATCAGAAAGAAGCGGCTCTTTAGACCTGCTTGGAAATTTATGATGTCTTACCGGTGTACCTGTCAAAGGATTTCCACAGCAATCCAGCCCCCAGAAGTCTTCTCCTGAACATCCATCTCTCTTATCATAAAAGTGAGTTTCATTCTCATGATACTGCATGGCCCCATAGGTATCTCCTTCTTCAGGACCATATCTTACAGAAGTGTCCTCTACCTTGTATTTTGGAAATTGCCCGTCATAGTTTTGAAAAGCGTCATAGTTATCAAACCAGGGAAGCAAGTCTTCACTCCAGGTAATATTCCCTATGTCATCCGTAGATTCACAGAGCTGCGTGTCAAAATTCCAGTAGTTATTCTTAGGCCTGCCGGGAATGTGAAAAGCAGGTGACTCCAAGCCATTTGTAAAAACATAGACAATACCTTTTGCATATACCTCATCTCCCATGTATCCGGCAGCCTCCCAATAGGTATTCGGACACTTTACATTGCCGGGTATGTTCTGATTGGTGGCAGATATCTCTTTAACCACATATTTCGAGGCTATTTTAGATGCGTACTTTTGAAATCCGCACCAGTTTATCTGCTTTCCTGAAACTGCTGACAGGATGAGCCTGTTTTCCAGTTGTTCAATATGTTCTGCAAATTCATAGTCGGACCTCTTTACAAAGATGTCCTCTTTTGGTATAATGGCATACCCACTGTTCTGACCTGAATAGATGAACTCAGTATTGTCTATGGATACAGGAGGAGAAGAAAGTACTCTTGTAACCTCTCCTGTAAAACTACTGGCCTCTATTATCCCTATTCTATAGTAAGGAAACTGATTGTCAAGATTGGCTAATGTTATCTTGACTGCCTTATTGGTAAGAGTCTCCCTTCCTCCAAGGGCATCTGCCTCTATTGTCGAGCTGCCTATGATGTTCTCATAAGGAGAGGACTGAGTATCGTGATATATGCTGACTAACTGTGAACTGTATATCCAGTTGGTCTGATTAAGATCTGCATCCAGATAAGCTATGCAAAAATTGAGTGTTCCCGGAGGTATTGCACCACCATTGAATACTTCCGCATTCACCATAGACGGTATCTTGTAGGGTGCTATAAGATTGAACTTGTTACAATCCCATTTTTCTCCTGTATACTCAGCAGGATTGCCATCCGCTAAAAGAAAATCCGCATAGTCTTCACTATACAGTGCATCCAGCTTTGAAAAGTTCACATACCTTACCGGGTTAAGTTTTCCATTGGAAAAGTATACCGTATGCTCACAACCTTTTCTAAGCCTGTATTTTGCATCTATCTGATGTCCAATCTCAAAACCGAGACAGGAAGAGGTTACCTGAGCAGTATAATTGCAAAATCTGTCCAGGATACCTATTTCACTCACTCCGGTAACTGGATTAACGGAAAACACACACCATGTGTTGTCCCCCATATAAACAGAAGTCAGGATGAAAAAACCGGGAGAAACAGAGCCACAGTGCTCATTGCTTTCCATATTGGTTTTGGACATGACATCACCGGTATCAGTCTGCTCTGTTCCATTGAGGACATATCTTGCAGTGTCCTTTGGCTGGTCAGCAGGTGATGTATCTGTGATTATCCCGTTTGAAGGACGGGAAATGCCTGTTCCATTATTGTCTTTTGCCATTTGTTGTCATTATTGCAATCCTCTGAAATACCCGTATCCGTGTCTTCCATTTGGACTATTAAAAGCCCTCCTGTCCTCAGCTCTGTTCAGCTTACCAAAGAAACCTACATAACGCTGTGTCTGCGGTATCAGGTAGCTTCTTTGTTTCAACTGATTTTCGTACTCATCAACTCCCTTGATCATCATTGAATAGTTTCCTGCCTGCTTACAGTACCAGTGCCAATCCTGTTCTGACTTTCTGAGCCTTGACTCAGAGCCCTCCTTTCCGGCATAGAAATCCCTTTCCATAATCTTCATGGTGATGTATTTCAGTATTGCCGTTGTGTAGCTGTAGTGGTCAGGAATCATAGGAAAGCCGGTTTCCTCATCCAGCACCTGCCGAAGATAAGAGAGTGCTATCTGGCCATCCTTAAAAGAAAACCTTAATGCGACTCCTCTCACTATGGTATATTCATCATTGCAACTCTGATAGATATCATTGTCTTGTGGTGCACACACTATTGAGTTAAAGAAAGTGTGGTCAGATAATCCTATTGGTGTAAAGCAGTTTCTGTATACCCCGCAGCCTGTCCAGATGGAATGATCATATCTCAAATCAAAATAGGGCCTGTAGTATGCCAAGTCATACTGCTGCAGAGGAGTTCCATTACAGTCAAGTACAACAGGACAATTGGCAGGTGGTTCATCAGCAGGGTTGTCAGCAACAGTCACCACAGGGACATCAGCGGCACAAAGCCCTCCTGTGTCTGTGGGAGCTGTCCAGCAATTATTTCTTGCAACCTGTATGATGGCATGAAACCCGGCAGGAAGTACACACTGATGATTTCTCACTTCAATAAAAGCCACGGCCTCTTCATATTGTCTTACAGCACCTATGGCCTCCAATGCCTCTGCAGTCCACTCTACGACATTTCCTTCATTAAATTCGGACATGAGGTCCCTGTCAATCTTGGAAAAGATTCTCTCTATGGATGTATATGGTATGGAGTTGCTCATCTTTACGCTTTTTAATCTTCAGAGAATGCATCCGCAAGACTTTTTTCCTTAATGTTGATGGTCAAAGGATCCTCTTTTGTATACCACTTCTTGTTGTAATAGGTGTAACCGGTTTCCGTCTCACCATCTCCCTCAGGCTTTTCATAGGAAATGTCGTAGCTCTTTGTGATGATAAAGCCGTTCTCTATCTCCTCCACACTTGTGGTAACGGTTTTCTTAAGGATTTTAGCCCCTGCAGGCAAGCCGGTTTTATTGTCTTTAACCACCTTTTCAGTTCTTACTGAACCATTTTTCGTTAAAAGTCCCATCTTAAGTATTTTTAATGTTATTTGTAAAATTTCTGTTATCCACCACAATATACTCTTTTCCGGATTCTATTGTATTGTTGGTGTTCCTTTTATTTGCCCTTGTAAACACAAGAGAGTAGAGTGATTTGTTTGCAGTGAGTATATTTTTCTTTGACCAGAACAGGGAATAGATCACTCCGTTTGTGTCCTCATTAAGGTGAAAAACAAGCTGCTTCTTCTCTTTGCATTCAGGACAGTTTTCCCATAGTTGCCGGGTACTTTTCCAGTCAGGAGGTAATGTTCCAAGAGGCTCTCCGTTATTGTCCACACCAAAATTCATTTTCTTTCCTTTTATAAAAACCTCTCCCATTCTTGCAGGCAGCTTTACTCTCTCTCCGTCAAGTATGGTTTTCATAAGGAATTTGGAAAATGCATACAGAAGATTCTTAAAGGTCTTCTCATCAGTTACCCCCCGGTTTTCCCTGAGGTAACTGACTGCCATATCCTGTATGCCGTATTTAAGCCTGGCCTGTTGCATCATCTGAAGTATTTGATGTTTTATCCTCTATGGCACCTTTTACAAAAGTCTGCACAAGTTCCATGGAAGCAAGTTCTACGGCAGCCTCAAAAAGATCTCCCTCCATCGGGAAAGGCATGTCAAGAATGTTGATACATGGATTTTCCTCACAGCAGGTGCTGAAATTATACCATTCCACAGGATCAGCTCCCAGTGCTGAAAAGGTTATTCTTTCAGGTTTTCTCGGAGACGTGAGGTAAATATAGCTGTCTTTTATAAAAAAGTCCGTGTTGGTAGAGGTGTACTTATTGCCCTTTTTGTACTTCTTTGTATGCCACTGTGTTTCGTCATACTTGGTCTCATAGTCAACCGAAGTGACTCCCTGTATGATGTGTGCATCTGCACCGGTCATGATATCAGGAATTGGGAACTTACTTCTGAGAATGTACATGCCAAGAGGCGGTACACAGGGACACTCTATAAGTGGTATCTGTATCATCTCCAGACAATTTATAGTCTGGTAAGACCACTGACTTATCTTTTGGTTCTTTTTGTACTCCTGTACGATAAGCCTTTCACGGACAGTTTTCAGCTTACTGTAAACGTGCCTTCTTGTGAGTCTGAAATCAGAGCTCTGTACCCCTCTTGAGGCGAGTGACAATACTCTTTGTATGGCTTCCCTTATGGTTTGCATCGTTAAATTATGAAGTTTTTATCTTCCAGCCACATTTGCAATCTCGCAGTGTAGTCGGGAGTTTTTTCAATAATGAAAGGAGGTTCCCCTTCTTTATCTTTCAACCATATCACCCATCTCTCCCTCACATCATATCCTGTCTGTTCAAACATCAACTGATAAAAAGAAAGCTGTATGCAGAACTTTCCAAAAGGACTGTCCAGGACATCCGTAAATGGCTCAAGAAGAGTTTTTCTGCGGAAGTTCTTATAGATATCCTTATTGGTTTTCCAGTCAGCTATAATAAAATATCTTTCCTGTTTGTCATAAATAATAAGGTCCGCTGTTCCGGCAAACCAGAATTTCTTATGCCACATTCTCAGCTCCTTCGATATTATAACATACCTGTCTTTATCCAGGTCGGCATAAAAAGCATCCACAGCCTCTTCTTTCTTTCTTATTGCAGCCCTTCTGAGGTGATCTTCTTCAGCATAAAAATGAACTTCAGTGCCATCTTCGGCAGCCACTTTCCCAAGTTTCTTCCAGGAGTCCAGTACTTGTTGCTTTGTAAGATTTTTCCTGTCAGCAACATTCTGTGCTTTCTCTTCCCAGTCAACGTACTCAACAAAGTTACCTATTATACCGGTAACCGATTGCATGTATTTTTTCAGTGCAGAATACCGGTGCCTTTCTTCATCAAAAACAAGCTCATCAAAAAAATATCCTATCCTATATTGTGGCTCCTGCATACTAAGAAGCAAATATACCATTTACCCGGGACTTTCACCAGGGTTGTCCTGAGGAGATTTTATTGTCTCCGTACTTTTGTTTTTATTTCTTTCGCTTGTGAATATCTCGTCTATATCTGCAGTCTCTGAAAAGTTCTCCATTTTTCTCATAAAGCCTATAGGAGGAAATGCCCCCTTTGTTAAAAAGAACATGTTCCTGAATATGGACCATGCAGGATAAGTGAGTATGATGGTAGAGCCAAAAAGATTCATGTAAGAAGTGTAGTCATCATGCTTGTAAGCGGCAATTATGAAAGTGTTGAATACCACCATTGTCCCAAGACAGATGATAAGCTTTTCAAATACCCCAATCAGAAACTTTTTTTCATTGAGTGACTTCAGCTTATACCATTTCCAAAGCCCGAATACTGCATCCAATCCTATCAACGTAAAGATAAGAACCACAAGGTCCATATCCCGCATCAATATCTTGTTGGCATATCCGGTAAGCTTGGCAAGTACCCATGCTGCGGGACTGATGAAAGCAGACAATATGATACTATCCATCAAGTGTATCACCTGCTGCTTCATTCCCGTAAAGGCAGCTCCTATGTTGTTTTCCAGATACTGCTTCATCTTATTTAGTTGTTTTGAGTGTCTCCAAAGAACAAATCATCAACCAGTTCCAGCAATTGCTGATCAGAAGCTGTGGATATCACTCCAAGAAGTGCTCCGATTACATCCGGATAGTATCCGTTGAAATTGGACAAAGCTTTCACCTTAGTAAGGTACCAGGTCAGAAAATCTCTTTTCTTCTGTTCTGTCCAGGTTTGCACTATGGCAAAATTACTTTGCAGACTTTCAGGAGAACCTGACAAGTCAAATCCTTCAGCAGCAACACCCTGCTGTAGTTCTTCGTCTGCACTAAAGACAGGAGGAATACTCTGTACCCCTTCTTCAAGCACCTTTCCTATTGCAAAAACAGTGTTGTTGTCTCCAATTTGAAAGATGTCAGCCAGAATAATTAATTGTGTAGCCATTGTTTTATTTTTTAAAGATTAAGAATATGAATATAAATATAGATATATCTGTGATTAAAATTACTTATTGTTTTACATGGATAGTGGCACTTCCTGTAACCGTGTACAGGCTGCCTGTTGCAAAAAGAGCATCAGCAGTGGCAGCAGCATCATCTGCATAATTAGGAAGAGACTCCATTTTGATAGCTCCATCCTTGGTAATGCAAAACACCATTTGATTACTCTTGTTATAAATCTGTACCATGTCTCCTGAGGTAGCATCCTCATGAGGAAATATTCTAAAGGTACCTTCTGAAAAAGTTATCTCAACACCTATAGAATCAGTACCATCATTATAATCTTCATAGTCTGCTATTTTTATTTTTGGCACTTGTGAGTTTCCAAGTTCAAAACCGATTTCCTGACGCTTGTCACCAATACTTGTATACTGGATCATACCAAGACCTGTTGAAGATTTTGCTATTTGAAATCCTGTTAAACCAGAAATAACTTCAGGTTCTTCACCAAAGTCTTTTGATAAATTAACTACTTTCCCTTTATTAATTGAGTCTATATCAAAAGAAGCTTCAAAATAATCAGAGTCCAGGTAGCTTGTTCCGCTCATTGCATATACACCTTTACCTTCTTCTACTTTCATTACTGTTCCTGTAGTGTCTCTTTTCAGGCCGGCATCTGATGTGACATTTCCATCACCGTCAAAATAAGCAATCTGTTCAGGTGTACCTGTAACAGCCCCGCCTCCACCGGCAGCCGTTGAAGAGATTATAGGCTTTCTTGGGTTGCGTTTGTTTATTGTGATATTAGTCCCTGCTTTAATATCAAGAAGACTTTTACCTTTAAGGGCATTGACATCATTTATAAGTCTGTCTAAAGTTGCCTGAAGAGTTTTATCTGCACCGAACATTGTTGTATTTTTTAATGGTTAGTTTGTAATTTTTTGTATAAAAACGATGGTTTTGTACTTGTTGATTATATCAACAGCCGTGACTGAAGACGGAAGTTCATCAAAATCATCCCTGTTACTTGTACCGTCTCCTGTGTTCATAATATTAAAATGAAATAATCTTGAAGTTCCACCACCTTCTCTTATGAATGGCCATATACTTGATGGTATAGCATCATGTATTGTAAAAGTCGGGGACATTCCTGGATCTAAACTATCACAATAATCAATTAGAGCATCTCTTGCGTGTACTCCATCATTGGATACAATGTCAATACAGGAATCTACATATCTATGCCTGTGTTTCGGAATATTTGCTGTTGTGAGAGAAACACTGTCATTTCCGGCACCATCTACAGTATAATCATGAGCTGCATCACCGTGTTTGTATCCTCTGAGAGTTTCTCCCGAGAAATCCATGGTACCATTTTTACCATTACAGATTGCCCACTTGGCATATCTTTCTCCGACTTTCCCTATTCCTTTTGTTGCGGGGTTTGAAAAATCAAAATAGTCACTGCTGTAAGGAGGTACCTTTGCAGAGCTGACAGCAATAATTTCACCTACCTCAAAGCCGGCATCCCATGCCGGTGCAAGAGTACTGTTATAGTAGTTTGCAATATAGGTATCTATGTTTGAAACAAATGTCTCCAAATCCGTAACAGAATCCTGGATAGCACTTACCGTTGAATTGAGTGTCTGAATGGTAATGTACATGGATACCATGCTTGTGATCCTTATCAGCGGATACAATCCTTCATCACTTACTGCAAGATGAGTATCTCCCGGTGTGGTCTCACTGGCAAAACCCACTGTCTTCAGTGTATAGATACGATGAATATCTGAATTGCAAAATCTGCACTCTGTTGTTTGCTCCGTAACTACCAGATAAGGACTGTAATTTCCTCCTGTGAAGTGGAACAACTCATTTGCCATGATAATTAGTCCGGGGGAGAATACTCCCGGGGAAGTCTCCTCTACTCCGCAAAGTATCACATTGTTACCTACAGCACAGACAAAAGCCTCTTCCAGAGTGACTCCGTTATTGTAGAGGACATCCAGCACCTCTGCTGATATCTGTGGTCCGTCCTGCTTATTTTCTATAAAATATATTATGTTTGGCATGGGGAAAGAATATTGGTTAAAAATCTGTTTGTATAGGCCACTCCTTCATCAAGCGGTTTTGCAAAAGAGTTGCAGTCATTATCTATCTCAAAAACACACAGGGAACATTCGGCATTGTTTACTGTAAGGGTTTCACACTCCTTCTGATACAACTGTTCACACAGAAGGTCATTATTACACCCAAGCTTCATTCTCATCAGGGCCAGCAGTGCCGCATCCCTCTCCTTTTTACCTGCCGTAATCTCCAGTTTACTTGCAAGAATAATATCACTTATGACCTGTATTTCATCACACATAAGAGAACTGTCTATCTCTTTCTTTATGAATTGAGAGTTATTAGCAATCACAACCTGAAGTTAATGGATTTAAACCTAATTCAACAGTTAATTTACGATACAGCTCACAAATACTTTCACATTGGCATCCGCAGTTGGCAGATTCAGTCAGTGCAAAGTACATAAGATGGATGTCTGTACTGGTCTTTATGGTATCCAGTTTATCGGCCACTTTACATCTTGTCTCACAATCTGCAAACAAACAGCTTCTGTCAGTGATTACCGAGTTGTTTGACTTTGTGATGGTAATGTCTACCGTATAGACACCATCAGGAAATACGGAAAGTGAGGAGCTTATCAGAGAAGGAAGTATGTATACGTCATCTCCGGAGGCAAAAAGTGTCTCTGTACTTCCGGTATAGGAAAACTGCTCTATATAAGTTTCACCATTTACCGTGTATGCCATTCTTGTAAAAATAAAGTTGGCAGGCAGGTCTGTATAGGAAAGTGTACATCTTCCTGCAACATCAGCAGAACTGGTCTGTGTAGGAGCTGCCAGAAGATTTCCCGTAAACCAGGACTCTATCAGTTCATATAAACCACCGGGACCAAGACCTCCAAAATCATTAGTACAGTTCCAGTCAGAGTAGTTAAACGGAGAAATGACATTGTATTCAACACCGGTAACCAGGTTCTTTACATAGATACCCATTATCTCTACATCATTATCAGGATCCTCATCATCCGTATTGAATGCGGTGACATAAAAACCAGGTGTTTCGTCAAGGTCTATTTCTGAAGTATACTGCTGTGAAGTGCAGCAGTTCTTTGTCAGTTTTATCTCCAGCTTTTTATAGCCGCCTTCTTGTATAGCAGCCTTTATTTCAGGAGAAGACAGCACAAGCTGTTTACAGTCTATGTTCTTTATTACCATTTTTCCTGCTTTAAAAAAGGGGGTAAATATCAACTACCTACCCCCTCTCATCATTCACCAATAAAACTTAAAACATCTGTCACATTATCCAATGCCATCCTCAGTGATATCATCAATATCAGTTGTAGGATACACGGTTGTACATGTAGGACATTCATCAATGGCATCTGTTGCAGGACCAAAGTTGGTATTCAGGGAAACCGCTTTGTCAAGAATATCCAGTAAACCTTCCAGTGTGGTTGTTTCTCCGCAAGGAACAGCAATCAGCGTGTTCAGCTTATTTTTGTAACTTCCCCATCCGGCTTCACTCTCCTGTTCAGAGGTAATGTTAATCTGTACATACTTGCCTGTTTTGGAAGCAAGTACGGAGAAGTCTCCGATTGTCTCACCTACAAGAGCAGACTGTCTGTACACTCCAGGGAAGCCGTTCCAGCCACCTGCAATGGTTTCCAGTTGAGCTATGTCATAGCCGGCACCTTCTTCAAACACCAGATCCTGTACAGTGGTCACTGTTCCGTTGCAGGCAAAGCCTGTTGAAAGAACCACATCAAGGGCAGAACCTCTCGGGAACTCATATTTCAGGTTTGTTTTACAGAAAGTGTTGAGTGCGGCAAAATTGGATGTCAGTCTCACAGCAATACACACTCCCGGATTAGCTGCCTTAAAGGCCGCAATGTCAGAAATGGCATAGTATGCGAAGTCAGGTGTGCTTGAAGCAGTCACTCCTGTTGTATCCGTATCTGTAAAAGTCACTGCTGCAGTAACTTCTGTTGCAGTTGTTTTCAGATAGAAGTAAACAGTGGTAGCTGTTGCTATGGCAATATACACACTTGTAGTGGTGTCGTTCACTGCTGCAGCAATTTTTGCAGCCACCTGTGCAATGGTATCATCCTCTACAACTTCCACTGCGAAACTCTCAGAACCCACACCAATTGTAATGGTGCCTGATGTAGTGACTGCACCTGCAGATACTACCACAGAGCCACGGTAAACAAACGCATTTGCAGTGAAGATTGCCTCTGCATCATCATTGACGGCAGATACCAGTAAGCTTGCAAGCTCTACACAGTCTCCTTCAGGACAACCTCCGCAGGTTGTTTCACAGCAACTGGTTTTTACCACAAAGGTCTTGAACGGGTAGTTGGAACCATAATTGGCATAAGCCGTCTGATTTCTGACACCCACCTTCAGTGTGTACTCCGTGTCACATGTTGCTTCAAAGCCTGTCAGGTCAATCTTCTGTGCCTGGTGAGGTGTGTAGCATCTTGCCGTATAGGCAGTGATGTTCTTCATCTGTATGATACCGGAAGATTTTACAACATCATCCAGAACACTGTCACCATCACGGTCAACCCCAACAGCAAGATAAATCTCTCTTGTGTCAGAGTCAGCAGTAGCGGTTGTAATGGATGTGTTATCCTTAGCACTGAATACACCAATCTGCCCTACGGCCAAATCAGTGATTCTGTTGTTGATGGCCAAAGGTGCAGAGTTACCGCTGGTAACAAGGACCTGGAAAACGTCATTATTCTTACTCATTTTTTTTAGGTTTAAAAAGTTATTAATTTATTTAAGAATCTGTTAATTTAAGCTTTAGCTGTCTTGTCTGAAAATCCGGAACCTGTAAATCTCCTGATGTAATCAGCACTGCAATATCCACTATCTGTGCATGTACCTGCTGAGGCAATTCACAATCCTGATATCCTGTCAGTGCAGTTCCATCTGGCAGTGTATATCCTCCCGGCCTGTAGTCTTCTGCATTATGGATGTACTTCGGCTTTCTTATGTAGCTCATACAAACCTTGTCAATGCTGAATGTACCATCCGTGAATATCCTCAGACCTCCTGAATAAAACCTGCAGTTGACCTCTCTCCACTCAAAACTGCTCCTGTCAAAAGGGCTTGACTCATGGTTGTCATTGTGCTGCCTTATGTAGACCTGCTCCATCAGCATTTTTTTGCACTTTCCCTTAGAGGCCTCTATCCTGTCTATCCCTACATAATGCAGATAATCATTTGGCAGCGGCATCTTATAGGATGTGGAATTAAACACTGTCGGCACAACCCCTGCTGAATCCGTTGTATTCACTACAATGGTGCTGATATCATCAATCGTCCTCTGGTTCATTTCAAACCCAAGAGAATTCCTCATCCTTGGTTCAGCTATCGTCTGTATGAAAATCCTCATGGCCTCATTCAGCTTCCAGTCAATCTCAGGTATAATCAGGTTCCGGTACTTTTGTCCATCCAGCTTGTTCAGCTTCTGCTTCAAATCATAATGCATGTTTTTTACAGACATCCCTTATTACTTTTTATACCTGTTATTTGTTGAGCTTATCCAAAATGGCAAGCTTCAGCTTCTGGTTCTGAGGATTCATAAAATAGCGGATTGCCTCTTCCGTGTCTGTGGCAAGCACATCTCCCATATACAGGATAGCCGCACCTTCCTTTGTCAGGATATTCCTGTGGATGGCCTCTAAAACAGCAGCCCTTGTATAGACCTCCTGTTTATCCATTTTTGCATAAAGCAAAAATTCAGCCGGCTTCTCTTCAATTATCCTGTCTATCTCTACGTCCACAAAGTTTTCACTTCTTCCACGGACAGCTTTTGCAGACAGAATCATCACAAGATTTACCTTTTCATCCTTGGTGAGGTTCATCAGCACCTTCATGCAGTCCATTTTTTTCTGAACTTTTGTGGCCTTGATATTGACCTCCTCCTCTTCGGAATGTATCACATGGGTTGCTTCCGGCCACAGCCCCTCTTCCAGTTCCCGCAGAGAATTCGCAACATATTTGCTTGCCTTCAGGTTCAGCACCTTGATTTCATCCTGTGGTCTCTGTGTATCAAAGATCACCGTATGATTTGGCAGCTTTATTCTTGCACTTTGCGTACTCCAGTAGGGATGCGGCTTCGTAACATCAAACCTGTCAGATAAGTCGTAACCTGTCAGTTTAGACAGCCTTTCCTCATCTTCAGGGCTGAGTCCCGTGGCATACTTGCCTGTTTTCTCGTCACAAAGAACTTCAATTGTGGTGGGTTGACCAAAAGCCTCTTTACCTGCTTTTCCATGCCACCTTTTTACGTCAACTGGTTTTACTTCTACTGTCATTTTCTTTTATTTTACAATTTAATACTTAAAACTCCTTCGGATGGAGGGGCTGTTATCAGGCAGCCCCCCTTTGTTATGAAAAACAAGAACTGTGAAAGAACATTAGTTTCTTGACAGAATCAGCTCTCCGCAGCGGGACACGTCTTCAATGTGAATACCACACTGTTTTTTGACATGCATCTCATAGTAGTCTCCTGAGTGTGCAGAAGGCCCCTTGGTAACAGGTCCGTAAGGAGACTGTAAACCCTGGATGTAAGTCAATGACATTCCGTTTGTTTTGTTCACCATGGACAGGTTTGAACTGGTACCTTCTCCTGAAAAGTCAAGGAAAGTAAATCTCATGGACTCTTTAGGGAAACCTGTGATAGGATCAATTTCAAAGTTGATTTCACGGTCATCATAAAGAGGGTTGTGTACCAGGTCAAGTTCGGCCCCGTTAGCCATGCGGTATTTCACAAACTGATAGCCGGCAGACAATGCATTTGCATGCAAAGGAGAGGCAACCTTATCTGTAAACACTTCCACATTCTTAATGAATCCGGATTTGTTCATCCAGTCCTGAATGGCACGGTGGAAAATCAACATTCCGTATTCTCCTGTAAAGGCCTTGATTTTACGGCCTGCACCCGGCTTCACTCTTGAGTAGAAGATATCCATCAGATATTCTTCAATCAGGGTAGAAGTAAGGTGAGAGTAACGGTGTACATGGGAATCTTCCAGTTGCTCCTGGATACCAGGGCCGGAGTAGATAGGTCTTCCCGTTGAACCAAGAACGGAGTTGGTGCTTCTTGAGTACCAGGAGCCTCTTTCGAGTTCCTTGTACCATTGTTGCCAGTACTCCACTTCAGCATACTTTATCCAGCTGTTCTGCATGGTTCCTTTGGAATCAGGAATTTTAACTGCCAGAACTTCGTTTGCAGCATCTCCTGTCACCATGTACTGTTTACGGTACCGGGACATTCTGTTCTTCATGGAGATTGGCAGGCTGTACTGGGTTGAACCGGATTGCTGACCTCCTTCCTCATATTGAGAATAGAGTTTTGCCCACTGTGTTCCTGCAGCAAGATACTGCAAAGGAAGATACGCTGCAAAGTCGTCATTCATCAGGCGAACTTCGTACACCCATCCTGAACCATGTCTGAATGGTGCTTCCTGGATACGGCACTGATACTTCTTGTTAGAGGTACCCGGGCTCAATACGTCACCGGCAATAAACCAGTTCTCATCCAGTTTGATGCGGAATGGCGTTTTTCCAACACCAGGCTTCAGGTTAGAAGCAGGCTCCACATTTTCAAGAACCACCAAAGGTCTTGTGGTAGCTGACTTCAGTGACCATTCCCACTCCGTAGAATTGCTTGATCTCTCCATGCCAAACTGAGACAATATGCTCGTAAGAGGATTGTCTGAGTACTGAAATGCGGTGAACAATTTTGTCAGTTTGCTCTCGAATATCTCCGGCTTTGCAATCAGGGCTGCACCAAGATGGTTCATCTCCGTCATGTTAGCATGCCAAGGCATTCTTTTTGTGATTAATCTGCTTTCAACATTTGCCATTTTTTAGTTGTGTTTTATTTATGTTTAAAAATCGTTTTAAAATCAGAATCTTTCAGCCAAAGATTTTCCTCCTCCTTCTGAGCCTGACAGTCCTCTTGTCCTTCCCTGGAATAAGCCGGTTCTTCTTACCTTTTCCACCAGCTCCGTTGCTCCCTTTTCCTTGATACTGCTCAGGTCCAACTGGTTTTTTACCAGTTTTGCCAGTACCAGCAGTTCAGGTTTTCCCCACAGTTTCTGTATGTCAGCCTGAAGACCGGTTATGTACTTGTTCTTTGCCACCTTCACAGTGGGCTTTACAATGTACGGAATAAGACCATTCTTACTGTCCCTGTCTTCCTTTGTAAAAGTCATTCCAGAGATGGTTTTTGCAGTGGCAAGCGTATCAGAGATGTTCTTCTCAAAACCTTGCCTTTTTTGCACTTCCTCCTCTTCTTTCCTTTTAAGGTCAATGAGCAACTGGTCTTTCTTTTTCCTGTCTTCCTCTTCCATCAGGTCATGGTACTTCTTAGCATACTTTTCGAGCTTCTTGTTTTCCACAGCCCAGTCAATCTTGCTTTCTATATCCTCTTCCTCCACATGCTCCACTGTCTTATAATAGTGTCGCAGTATTGCCTTCTGTCCCTCATCCGTTTCCAGATCAGCAGTAGGCAAGTCAAGGGAGCTGGCATAGGCTTTCATGAATGCCTGTGTACTTCCTCCGGCCCTTTTAAACTTCATGAATGCCACTGCATCAGCATCCAGTTGTTCAAAAAAAGCATCAAAGCTCTCCTCCACACGGCTTTCAACCTCAAGGTCCTGAAGTTCGATAAACTTATCTTCGTCTATCTCCTCTCCTTCCTCAAGTTCAATGGCCTGGAAGATGCCTTTTTCCACTAAGGTTCCTGTTAAGTTTTTAAAGAACTGCTTTTCCTCTTCAGGGGTTGCAAAAACCTTGTCTGAATCTGATGCCCGGTTCTCATCATCGGGGGTATCCTCTTTCTGTTCCTTTTCATTGAAGAAGTCATCTTCCTGCTGTGCAAATTCATCATTGTCTTCTTCCTCTTCATTTTTCTTTCCAGCACTCTTTCCTTCAGGAGCAGCCTTTGGAGCTTTTTTCTCAGGTTTCTCTAAAGGGATATCTTCGTCATCATCCCTTACCTGCTTTAGTACTTTTGACACTTCTGCCTTTTCTTCTTTCTGCGGGGGAGGAAAGAACTGGGAGTCATCATCCCAAAAACCCTCGTCCACCAATGTCAAATTCTCATCCTTTACATTTTCATTCTTGGTACTCATGTGAAACAAATTTAAGTTTAAAAATTAATATTCCTCAAGTTTTTTTCTTAAACATTGCGTAAGAATGTTTATAGCTTTTATTTAGGTGATTTTTTACTTTCTATCTTCTTTCTCTCCAGTTCGAGCTTTTTCTGATCCATTTCCTTATCATACTCAAACTTTTTCTCATCAAGATTCTGCTTTCTTGTCTTTATCTCCACATCCAGGCCATGTTTGTATATTTCAAGAACATCCGGTTCACCATCTCCGTCTTCATCCTTATTAGGATCAAAGCCCTGTGACAGCATAGCCTGTTTCTGAAGTTCTGTTTTTCTTCTTTCTTCTTCTTTCAGGATAATCATTTCCTTTTCGTGGTCCCACTCTTCCCTCTGGTGTTCCTGTTTCTGTCTTTCCAACTGAATCTGAGACTGCTGCTGTGCCGTATTCATCTGCATATTATCCTGACGTTTCTTGTCTTCGGCAGCCTCCAGTATTTCCTCAGCCTCCTGAACACCCTCACTTCTGATGGTCTTGATTACCGCTGAAAGGTCTATCATCTGATTTTGCATACCTGCTTGTGCCAGTGCCTCTATACTCTGTTTAGCTTCAAATGCCCTGGAAGAATTGCTTACAAACACCCCTACGGTAGAGTTTGCCAGTATCTCTGTATCCACGGTAAGCATGTGGTAGGTCATGTCATCCGTCATGTAAGCCAGTTTTCTCGGCTTCTTAGTAGAGTACACAACTTTAGCTACATCCAGCAGCTGCTGAAGAACCTCTCTTTTGATATTATTGAACAGCTCAAAGTAAGGCTCCAGTATGTAAGAGTTCTGCACTATGTTCTGTCTTGTATTGGTAACCGCTTCATCAGGCCCTATCTGCCCTTCCATATTCTTCGGAATGCCTACTGCGTTTCCGCATCTTTCTTCTATGTATTCGGCAAGGCCTATATACTTCTGTATGTCAGAAGCAAGAGACATATCTATCTCTTTTGCAAGCGTGGTCACATCCTGGGAGTTCCTGTTGCCTTCCTCATTCGGGTTCACATACATTATCTTGGTGGCATCTGCATAGTAGTTCCACTTGGCAATATCTATACCGGCTGTCTTAGGAATGGCATTCAGGTTCATCATCAGCATCTTTCCCTTGTCAGAAGCCATCAACAGCTCTATCCTGTAAAGAATGATATTGTAGTAGTACTGATACCCCTTCATCCTGTCCATAGGTGCAGTGATGGCTGAGTTCATGTCATCATGTGCAGCACCTATATAAGACAAAGGACATTCATACAGATTATCCATATCAAAAATCTGTCCCGGAACCGGCCTCATCAGTTTGTATATATCAGAGCCTATTCTGTATCCTTCGTGTTTTTCAGGCACCCACATCCACTCTACAGAGATATCCCCGTTCTTTTTATTAAGCTTATAGTCATCCGATACTATCATCATCTGGGGGCCTTCCTTTCCCTGATAGGAAAGAAACCCTATTTTCTTTTCACTCTTCCACTCATAATGTCTTACCTCTATGGTACCTGCCGTATCATGTATGTTCTCCGTAAAACTGAAATCAGAATAAGCCGTGCCTTCAGGATACGCTGTCTGCAGTTTTCTTCTCTCCTCATCTGTCAGGTCAAATACAGAGCATATCTGAGAGAGGTTCATGTAGTATCTTGCACATGCCCAGGAACCATCCTGTATCCTATCTATATCAGGGCCCCTGTCCCAGTCAAAGTGCAACGGATTTACTACCTTCAGTGCCGGTTCATCCCTTATCACCCCTACCCAGAATATAGCAGGACCTGCAAGTACAGAGTGCTTCCAGCCCTTATTGAACTTCTCAGGAATCCTTTCTTTCTTTATCAGATATTCCAGCAACTGATGATTCAACGCTTCAGCGGGATCCTGATGTTCCCGCTTCATGTATTTCCTTACCCTATCGGGAGTCTGTGCAGCGAGCTCCTGCTGTATTTTCTCTTCCACTTCCTTTGCCTGCTCCGGTGTCAGTTGTTTTCCCTGGGACTCTTCCTGGTATTTTTTTGCAATGCTTGCCTTCAGCGGCATCATAATGCTGTTGACCACAAACTCCTGTATCTTTCCAAACTCCACCTCCTCTTTTCTTGTTGTGGCTTCTTCATTGACAGCCATCACCTTCCACTTAAAAGGCCTCTTCATCTCCATTCCCAACAGCACCTTAATCTTACCTGATACTATATCCCTGTTTGTGAGGGTTGCAGGAAGTTCTCCCATCTCTGAACCATAAGGCTTGCAGACATATTCAAGTTCCTTGACATTAAGTATATTATTGAAAAGGTCATAGTTCACCTTCATCCTGCTGTACTCACTCACCTGCTGAAAGCCGGTATTTCTGTTAAATGCAGTTGCTCCTATCTTATCAATGTGGCCCTTATACCACATGAAATCATCTTTCTCTTTTTCACGTTGTGTAAGTCTTTCGGTTAGCAGGTCTGCTGCAGTAAGATTATCCATATACAAATTTATCAGTTTCTACGATGAAGTTTCTGGAAAAATTCCTGCAAGTCTTTTGCATTTCCTGTGTTTTCGCTATTTCCATATTCTTTAGCCAGATCTTCTTCCTCCTCCTGAAAGAGTACCTGCATGAGTGCCATCACCCGGTCAAAGTTACCTTTTCTATTGTACAAAATCAACTCTTCCAGCAAACCCGGAGAGTTAATATAATCTATTGTAGTTAAAACTCTTCCATTTTCATCAACATCCTGCTCCCTGAGCAGCCATGTGTTGATATACTTCTCTCCGGCATCCTTCATCTTTTCATTCATGTGGCACCCGTATACCCTGGCCACCTTGCTTTCCTGTATATTGGCTTTAATTACCCTATCAGGCTGGGCCGCAAGAAGATGCAATTTCTTTCTCCTCATGAAATAACTCTTCACATGTGTCACCTCATTTTCATGCATGCCCTCTGTATTATACAGCTCAATCAGGTACTCAAATATCTGGTTCACCATATCTGCATTTTCAGGCCTTCCTACATATTCAGCCACAATCACATCCTTTGATGTGCTGTACTTATGCACTCCCTTTTTAACATATATTGACGAAAGTGAAGAGCCTTTATCCTGCCGGTATGGATCATATCCTATTTTATACAGTCCTTTAGGTGTCCCCTCTACAGGATATTCGTATATCACAACACAGCCGGCAAGATTTTCCGTTTTTGGCTTATAGTTCCATACAGGAGTAAGCTCCCCTTTCAAATCAGGCTTTGCCCGCACTTTTCCACTTTCATCTTTGTACAGCGTAACCGGCTGCCCTTTTATCACATTCAGGTTCTCCCTGTTCACCAGGTTAAGTCTGTTTCTCAATTCCACTACCGGAAAATGATTGGTGCTTACCGTCAGGAAAGCCTCTGCAGGACAAAACGGGTGTTCCTGTACCCTTTTCTGAATAATCAGTGAGCCATTGGAAGATATCTTAAGCAATCTCTCCCTCTCCTTCTTCTCATCTTCTATGGCAAGGTCCTTGAAAGATACACCTGTTTCCGTATCATAATACCCTTCCCTATTCCAGTACATAGGATGGAAAAATCCACAGTTCGTGTTTTCAGAATCTTCATCCCAGATATTCTGCATAGGAAACAGTCCATACTCTGCAGGATTGTAAAACATGTGTGCAAAATCTGCAGTGCCACCTTCCATATCACCACCGGTTCCAAATATGATAATCTGTCCTGTGATAAATTTACCTGCAGAAAGGCCTGGTGCCGTTGCCAGATAACTGTCCTCCAGATTGGGAAATGCTCCGGCCTCTTCCAAAAGCACATACTCCGCATCCTTACCACGGGCAGCATCGGGATTGTCCTTGAATGTCACAGCCATAATCGTTGACATGTAACCGGCTTCTGAAGCCACCCCTTCATTTACCTCCTTATAAGAGGCCCTTTTCATATCCTGCTTGTCCACAAACTCCCTGCTCTTTGTCCAGCCGGTATTTGTATTTAAGAAGTTCAGGTAATCAGATGCCATACCCATGGTACCCTCAGGATACAGGTATTTCTTGTCAAAGGCCCCTATGATAGTAAGACTATCAGGAACCGTATTGTATATGTTTGCACAAATGGCTCCGTTCTTATAACTGTATCCCTTCCGTCTTGCCTTACCCACTATGACATGATAGCCTCCTGTCAGGTAATCAGGCTGTACCCTTACCTCAAGTCCCAGGGAGTTGTATATTCTTTTCAGCTCTTTAGCCTGCTCTTCTGTGGGAAGAGAATATACCTCATCGTTCTGCTCCTGAGTGGTAATACCCACATCCAGTATTCCGTACCTTGCAATATCCAGTGTCCAGAAATAATTATAATCACCATCCCAAAAGTGCGGCATGGTATTTTTCTTCTTTGCAACCTTCTTTGAAATCTGTACGGCAACCTGTATGGGAGAGAAATTCAGATAGTGATAATGATGTCCGGTTATTCTGGCTCCTCCTGTGGAGTAACCTTCCCTGCATCTTTTCAACTGCTCATCCCAGTAGTCCTTCCATCCCGGAGAACCAAAAGGATCAGGACAATAGTACTTATGCTTCATGAAGTGCATGGCCTCTTCTCTGAAGCACTGCGTATTCACAAATATTCCGTCAGGATTCCTTACCGCATTAACCTGCATCTCTCACCACCATTACATGATTTAGTCCACGCAGGTCTTTCACCCTTACCATCATTATCTTGTCGTGTCCGTTCTTACTGTATATCTTATAGGGTGCAAAACCTTTTCCCTTTTCCGTTATTATATATTTCTGTGTCTGCCCATCTATAAGCTTCATGCTTCTAAGCACCTTTTCCGTATAATCCACCAGGTGCCTTCTTTCCACCATAAGATAATGGTTTCCCATTGCAAATGCTATGTGTGTCGCCCTTCCATATAACCACCCTCTTCTTCCCGAGCTGTTTCTCAGCTCTATCCAGGTATACTTATCAGATGGCTCCATATCAGAACGGTTTATCCTCTTCTGGCTCTTCACATCCACACTCAATCCGTTGCCAAGATACAAATCTATGTGATATTCCATATCTATCTTCCCCGTACTCCTGCATGATTCTATACTGTGATACTTCAGCAGGCATTCCCTGAACAGGTTCTCCTCCGCATCCTCCCTCTTGTAAATCTCTTTAGCCATGTCCGTGTTCTATACTATGTTAGTAAATTCAGCAATACAGTAATCTCAATTATGCAGGTCTCCTCTCAAACATATTAATCTCCCTGTTGTTCTTTGTCTTTGTATTTTCAAACAACTCCTGCTGCACTTTCTCTTCTAAGGCATCCAGTGTCTTGAGAACATTCAGTGTATCCACCAGTGCAGAAGTGATATCTTTTGGTTTGTACTTCGGATAGCCGGCTTTTGTTTCCGAGCTGAGGTCCACCTCTGAAAGGAACTGTCTTGTCATATTTGCAGCACCCCTTGCATCCTCCAGGTAGGCAAGAGACGGAGAGGCATTGTAGAAAAACTCCAGGTACTGCTCCATGGCCATCTTTACCAGATTATCCGGTTTGTATACAGCCTCCTTTCCAAAAACATTCTCAATGACTTTCTGCTCTTTTTTCTCCTTCTCGTACCCCCTGAAAGGGTTGGTTTTCTTGGGGCTGCACATAAACTCTATGTACTTGAACTGCTGCATGGCAGTGACCTTCTTAATATCACTGTCCCTGTCCCATATCTCACTGAACGGATATATCAACAGTATCTCCTTTGTGGGCTTTACCGTGTTCCCCTCTATCGTAAACAGTTCCATAGACATCAGATGATTATATAATTAGTTCCCGGAATGAATTCCCTGTTATTATACCGTATCAGCATCTGCCTCCAGTTGAGACCAAAAGTTTTCTCAAAATGAGGTAGGTCCTTAAAAGACCTGCCTGACTTAAAACCATACGACTCAAATACAGCTATCACTTCATTCCAGTCTATTTTTCCATCCCTGTCAAAGTCTTCTGTAGTGCTCCAAGATATCAGATTACCCTTCTTCAGCACACAAAAGTCCACAGCCAGTCCATAATTATGATAACTCTGACCTCCCTTTGCCTTTGTCACTATGTTGCCGGGCTCTGTTCTCCCCTGCCGGTACAGTTTATTCTGCTCTTCAAATGTACGCAGTCCCTGTACTATCCTTATTTCAGCATCCTGCCCAAGCTTTTCATCAGCTTCCAGCACAGCTTTTTTGACATCTTCCCGTATGACGGGATGCAGCAGGGCAACCCTGTCCATTGTAATCTTATCCATGTCTACCTGTTTTACTTTGTTTTTACTTTGTTTCTTATCTTAAGTCGTTACAGTGGCACTGAAAGAAAGCTTATCTTCCGTGTCATCTGTATACTTTACAGTAATGTATTTTGTCGTAGTGTACCTGTTCTGGCCAGCCTGTACCAGATGCACCGGTACCTTTGACGGAACATATTCCACATTCAAGGTACCACTTTTTTCATTAAATGCAGCCACAGTGCATCCACAGGAAGCGGTAATCAGAAAACCCTTACCGTCAGGAGTCCTCTTTACCGTCTTTGATGAAGACACCATCTTATACACCATGTTCATTTTTTTTCCCTCGGGTATCACACCCAGGCTCTTATAAGTCTCTGTCCAAATCATATTGCTGTCTTTTAAAATTGTCTTTTTCCTTTTTACTGTAATTAGTCAGCCGATGAAAATACAGCTTGTCTTCACTCATACTGTATTTCCATGCACCATTCTCATCAAAAACAAGCATACCCATCCTGAAGCTGATCCATGAATATTTATCCATCATGGCAGGATAGCAGGGTTTGTCACATGCCTTATTGGCCATCTGAAGATGGGTTGTCTGGCATCCGCACATCTTACACTCCCCGGCCTGATAGCACTCTATATCCATATTCTTAATACGAAACCCTATCTGCTCCCTTATGTGCTCCCTCAGCAACCAACTCAGCCTTCTGTCGTAGTATAGTCTGTACCTTATGTTGCCAATCAGGTATGCCGTCACATTCTTCCACGTTACTTTTTTCAGTTTTTCCCTTGTGATTCCCATAACTTTTGTTTTCTGTTTTCTGTTTTCTGCTTCCTTCTCAGCCTCCTTTTCTTGTCTTGTCCACCTTATGCGGCCTTCTCTTCTCATACCTCTCTATAAAATCCAGCAGTACCCTGGTGTAATTGCTGTAAGACTCATGAGAAATCTTTCCCCTGTTATAGGACCACTGGGTTTCCGTCAGTTTTGCCAGTGCATGCTTGTACCTTACCCTAAACACCCCGAAATACTTTATCCTTATCTCCGGCAGTAGCTCCTCCTGCATCTTTTTCCTGACAAATACAAACGGATACCGACACATGTCTGCCACCTGTTCCCTGGTAAGATCCGGAAAAGACTCCTTTGCCACCTCCTCATAAAACCTGTCAATCAGTTCCTGTGCTTCCATATGTTTTTTCTTTTTACAGTATACTTACTTCCCACCTGTAATACTCACCACCTTACCTGATTTTCTGGTACTCTTCTCAGCTTGCTGTTGTACCTGCTTATCCATATCCTTTGGCAACAGCATATTTACCAGCACCTCCAGCTGGTGATTGGTAGCCTCAAAAAACAACCACTCATAATCCAGTGAAAAGACAGTCCTCTTTTCCCCGTCCTTATCTTCCTCCTCAAATTCCTGAAGATAGTTTCCAGGCAACTTGTTCTCCTGCACCTTCTGGATCACCATATGCAGCGGAATTTGTCTCATGATATCTACCATCAGTGACCTCATTATCAATTCTTCCGGATGTAGCTTGTTCAGTATCACTTGTCTAAATTTATTTTATTGGTTAATGATCAATTTAATCTATGCTTCCATGTTTACCAGTCTGATAATATAATTCTGTTCCTCCATACTGGCATTCAGAATGGGATTGATTATCTCCATCCCATCCTCGGTGGCAACAATGAACTTCTTATCCTTAAAACTTTTCATGTAATTTCCCAAGCCGCCATCAGAGAGATGAAGCAGCTTCTTTATCATTTTTCTTGCTGTGGTTCCAAACCTGTCCATAGCTATATCCCCATCCAAAGACATAAAAGCTGCCAGCACTTCCACCTCTTTAGGAGTAAGCTTTACCGGCAACAACGCATTAACTATCTGCAAATGAACTTCAAAATACTTATTCCTGTTCAATCTAAGTATCTTCCTGAGTACCTTACTGCTTTTCATATTCTTTCCTATTCTTAAACAAAGTTAAGATAAAAATTAAAAATAGCAAGTAAATTGAAAATAATTTACTAACTTTGTTCCAGTTAAGTCCTACTGAAAAGGACACCAGCCATACAGGAGAAGTCTGATCAGCTTCTCCTATTTCACCCTCCTTCCAAATTTTCTGAAAAATTTTTGGTACCAAATTTCAGGTATCACAAAATTCCAGGTATTTTTTAAAGGTATTTTTTAAAGGTATTTTTTGAGTGTTGCGAGAGGGTTTTCCTCCCCCACTCACACCCCCCCTAATTATTGGAAAGGGAAACTACCCCCCCGGTAGTAAGGGAACCCGAAAAGTTCCACCTCCTAAATAAATAGACAGATGATTTCTGACTGGCCTGTGACGGGACACCAGTCAGTGCTCTGCTCTGTGGTCACTGCCTTGCCTCAAGGCTACCACTCTTCCTTCCCCTGTCAGACACTGCAGGCAACCCAAGCCTGTGCCTGTCTATCAGTGGTGCACACTGCACCTAAAACCCCCGTCAATTTGGGACATCATTATTCATAACATTAAACAACTTTAACATGTCAAACATCATGAACATGGAGTTGGTACAAGTGACACCAACTCCTAACGCAGAAACAGCAGGCTTCATTTTGAAGTTGCAAAACAAAAGCGAGAAAATTCTCGAAACAGCTTTCGGTACGAAAGTTACCCAAAGCAGTCTTACCTACTACATGAAGGTAAACGAGCTTCCTGCAGGCCTTAAGCTGGCACCCATCCCGGGTAAACCTGGTTCCAAGAAACCGGCAGTGAAATTTACGGCTGATTTGGACATTGATTGTTTTAACGTCAAGGAGAGGTCCGATTATGAGTTTGAGGGTGATGATGGCAACATCATTACTCCTGTAACCAAGTGGCTATCGCTGAAATAGCCCACAAGACAGTGCTGCACACAACGTGCAGTGCTGTTTTTTTTCATTCAGATGTTCTCCTTCCTAAAACCCCCACAAATTTTGGACATAAGGGGACTTATTTTTTAACTCATTCACTTTTTAAATAAATCAGTTATGTTATTAGCAGTAGTAAACGGTGTAGATACCGATACCTTTAGTAGAGGCAGGGCAACATCAGTACATGTCTACGAGAAAGACATCAAAGGAGACCTTACAAAACAGAATGTATTTAAGTACATTATGAGTCTAAGCATGAGGATAGATAATATCCACTACTCTCCTTACTATGAATGTCTGCCCAGAAAAGAGATACACAAAGTTCCAGTGGAATAACAAAAGAGGTCTGATAAACAGACCAGCCATTAGAACTTCGATGTTATCTACCTCAACAAGTGCCTGCAGGGATTAAAAGCAGGTCACAACTTACACAGT